CATATCGCACAATACGGATGAAATTTACGTCCGCCTGGTTTGGAGAGGATTTCAAACAAAACCTTTCGTTTCTCAGAAAACCAGAGATCAGAAAGTGACATGTTAAAAATATTCCCTAAATTAAATCTGCCTATTCCATCTTCGCAGCACAGATTTGCATCCCCACGATGATTGATTATACATCTTGCCAACAAGTCTGAACATGGAGCATCTATTGGATTTGGCATTTCTCTTTGGAAATGATTAATTACATGCCCATGGCTAAAAGAGACAAGTGTTTTAGAGAAAAGGGTACTGATCCATTGTTTTCTTGACTCTCGGGTTTTTTTGTCATATAAGGCAATGCCAAAATGATTTAATACTCCATCCAATTTAGCCGCCAATTCTTTAGTTAAGAAATCTCCATTTGAAAAAACTTCGGGAATTAATCCCATTTCTTTTACAAGTCGAACAATTTCTGGAAGTCTTTTATCAAGAAGCGGTTCATTATTTGCTATCAAAGATACCTCTCCTCTGAAACCCAGATCAAAAGCTTGCTGCAGAATAGAGACTATTGTCTCCATCGGAAGTTCGTTTGGAACAAACCACGGTTCCCATGCTTTACGATCCGGATCAGAATTCCGAATACAGGTTGTGCACCGACGGTTACAAAGTGAAAATGTTTCTAAAAGCAATGACGAAAAAAGAGGAATCATCCCGGCTCTACTTCCTCAAAATTATTCTATTGCCTTGTGTTTGAAGCAGAAGTTCATATCCATCAAAAATTGAATCATCGGATTCCAGAGTTTCCCAATCTTGAAGATGGGGAAAATCTTTCCCCCATTCAACTACTATAATCTTTGGACGATAGCTGCTTTTTAAAAAAAGATGCTTAAGAATCCTAAAATCCATTCCCTCCGCATCCACAGAAAGAACATCAAAATCAAGGGGAACATTATAGTCTTCAAGAACTTTAGGCAATGTAGAAACAGTTAACAAAAACTTCTTCTTTGGTATGCGAACAACCATCTTCTGAGCACCTGTATCATATGTTTCATTCATCATCGAACTATGACCAGCCAGGGCGCCTTCACCGTCATAGTATTCAAAACCTTCAGCTGTTCCGCAAAAATCCGAAATTGCTAAATTGCAAAATTTAACTTTATCATTTCCTTTTAAAGCTTCAACCAAGGGTCTGTAATACTTTTCTATTGGCATAGGTTCTATGAGAAGTCCCGACCATCCAAGCTCGAGTAAATTAAGGGTATTAGAACCATCCGTAGTAAAAGCCCCGACATCTACCAAGAACTTGTATTTAGCAGGATGCTCTTTAAAGAAATTTACTAAAAATGCTCCTTCCTCACTATAATCCATTATATGAAATCCTCATGTTCTATTTCGCAAAGTAGGTCTTCGATTAGATCATTATGCTCTTTGAAAAAACATTTGCCTTTCTGGCATACCGAAGTATCGAAAGGTATAAAAACTTTACGGTCGTAAATCTCCCTAACATTAGAGATGTGACCTATTCTAAATCTTGGATCAAACTTTCTTGCTATCAACGGATTTGCAGAACACGCATAGACATAACCATCCGGAGCTATAAAAGGTTTCAGATATCCGATCCAGCATCTCTTCGGAACATCATATTTTTTAGACTGAAAAAAGAATCCCTTTGATTGATTCAATAAGTTCTCGGCTTTCTTCCTGGACTCCTCTATTGTGTCTACCGATAAACAGTTCGGAACTATCCGAACATAAGTCGCTTCATATTTTTCTTTGTATTGCTTGATCTTCTCGAAAGTCTTTTCCGTTGTCCTATCATTTATGACGTAGCTAAATCCCAAAGTGCCTTTTATTTTAGGGACATCTATATCTTTGACATAGTCCAGGCTGTTCAAACTAATTCTAAGCCAATCGAGCCTATCCAGATTCTCATCCACAATCTTGGAAAGTTTGATCCCATTAGTTATAAATCCTATCCTATACATCAAATTGTGAGAATACAAAATGAGCTCATTAATCCCTTTATATAAAGTGGGTTCTCCTCCGCCTGTAAATTCGATTGTCTTGGCCCCTAAATTTTTAAAATCAAAAACAGCTTTCTTAGCATCTCCAATTTCTATCTCATCACCTTCCCGATTTTTAACAGAGCAAAAATCGCAATCCAGATTGCACTTATCAGTCGGAGCAAATTGAACAGATATAGGCCTGAAAACTCCGTTCTTTATCTCGATCAATCGATGTAGATTGTGAAGCAATTTAGCTGTAGTGCTGGTGTAAAGTTTTTCCATTTTCTAATAAGGAAGAGTGTTTTCGATTATTTTTTTTCGTTTCTCTTCCCAATCCTCCGATAGACTTCCGGTTAATTGAAGTTGAAAACCTCTGTGTTGCTTGTCGATGTAAAGTTCTCTGGCAACTTTAGGATAAATATTTTTGATAAACATAGGATGATTTCCTATCATCTCTTCATAACAATGAGCGCCTGTTTTCCCTATGTTATAAAGATATTCCCCAGCTGTACTTACCCTTAATTTCTGATATATAGATAAAACATTCGCAAGAAAAGAGTCTTCGCCTCCGGCACTATCAAGATAATGAATGCCAATGCTTTTTGTATACGCCTTTAGTTTTTCAACAAACACATCCCAAGGGTTATTCTTGATTAAATCTAAATATATATCAAAATGGGGTTTAAGAATCTCCCATGCATCCCTTTTCCACAAAGAACCACAAAGCCACGACTGTTCTATAAGTTTACAATACTGCTTATCCAATATTCCAGGAGGCCATTCCCTTGATAAATACCCGAAACAAGTCATTATTACGATATCTTTGTCGTCTTTACAAAAGTCAAAAAGAATCTTTAGTTGCTCCACATAGACAGGGGCAAAAACAAAATCATCTTCAATAAAAAAAGCATACTTGGCCCCAAGTTCTTCAAAAGCGACGTAATAAGCCTTGCCAACATTTCTATCCCCGCCGATATTTTCCTTCTCTCTGTGAACTCTCCTATCTATATCTGGATAGGACTTAAAAGCTTCTTTAAATAATTGTTCACACTCATTAATTCTCCGCTCATCTTCCTCATATCCAAACTGATATGCTTTAAATTTATCTCTCATCCATTCTGTGCTTTCGCCTTTTAATTGTTTCTCTTTAGGGCCGTCAAGAATAAGATGAACATCCATACCCATAACCTGATCTTTGATAGACTCCAACTCTTGCTTGAAATACTGCGGCCTGTTATAAGCAATGAATATAACTTTAACGTCTTCCATCTTTGATATTTAAAACCTCCTTGGCAGCTTCGTAAATTCTCCCAGGAGTGATCAATTTCATGCAAGCAGCCCCGGGGGTGTGTGTTGGTCTAACTCTCTTTTTACAATCAGCGGCTACAGCCGGAATGTCACCACAAGGAATACAAGGAAATTCACCCTTGGGATACAATGGAAAAACGGAAGGATAGTATTTAACTCTGGTTTGAGGATCGATGTTACCAAAAATCGCTACGCAATTAACTTTAAGAGCTCCGGCTATGTGCATAAGTCCAGCATCCGGGCAAATAACAATATCCGAAAGGTTTACCAAAGCTACAATTTCCTGAACGGATGTCTTTCCCAAAAGATTGAGAATTCGTTTATCTTCTTTAAGCTCTTGGTTTCTTATATAATCTCCCCATCCCATATCTGTACCAGCTATAATAATTGAAAGTTTCTCACGTGGTTTCTTAAGCTCTTCCCTTAGAGGAAGATCACCAGACTTTTCCTGCTCACTGGGAATACCTAAAATCATCTCGCACAGAGGCTCGATGTACTCCACCGGAATTGCTCTTACGTCTCCTTTTGTTGTCGGATTAATAAGAACTATCCTCCCTTTCAATGATTTTATTCTTTTCTTCATTGTTTTAAGGGCGTCTGCATCTACTACAACTTCAAATTCTTTTTCCCCTTTGACACCCATTAGACTATCAAAAATGTCTGATCGATCTTGGGTCATATAGATATTCCAAAGCAATTTACCTTCCCCTATTCTTTCACCCTCCGCACCATATCTTAAATCAAATGTCCTATCATAAGGAACCTTCTTTGGGATATCATTTAAAGAAAAGACATCATCGAGAAATGAAACCCCTTTGAGTATATGAACATTCTCCGGCATTGTTGCCAAGTCAACAATGCTATCCTTATTTTCTTTTTTGAAGGTTTTAAGGGAAGAAGATAGACAAGCAATGTCCCCCATTCCTCCCATTCTTATAACAAGAACACGTTCCTTACTTTTCTTAGTCTTTTTGAGTTTTTTAGGAAGAACTATTGTTTTATCCTGAGCAATGGGTTTGCCGAGAAACTTCTCAACACGGTTTAAAACGAGATTCGTATCTATATTTCTTAAACATTCGTAGTGATTTTCACAAGTCTTATACCAACAAGGGCTGCATGGATAATACAAATACACTCCCTGAGCGTTTGGATAGTAAGATAACCTGGACTCGGGTTTGATAGAACCAAATATTCCTAATGTTTTCTTTTTAAGAGCCCCAGCTATATGCAATAACCCGCTATCTGGGGAAACAAAAATTTCACATTCATTAATTAAAGCTGCAACCCATCGAATAGGCAATCTGACTATCGGATAGATATTAACATAGGTCGAAGATTTGATTTCTGTTAATCCCTCATAAAAAAGAAGAATAGAAGTATCCTTCCAAGTATTAGCAATCTGAAAAGCTAAAAGAAGAGATTTTTCTTCAGGCCAATTACGCTTGGCTGTTGTTGTATGAACCTGGATACCTATAAGTTTCCTTCTCTCCGGAGGAATTCGATCTGTGATCCATTTCTTTGCCCATTGCTTTTCACTTTCGGATACAACATAAATCGTCTGTTTATCTTTAAGCTCAAGTTCAGCAAGTCTGGCAAATATGTCTATTCTATTCTCATTAGTTCGTGCTTCTATTGCAACTTCTCGCCCCGATCCAAAATCATAGGTCTTTTTAAAGTCATATTCTTCAATCTTATCAACAGATATGACCTTATCAATATAGGGATTGTATTTCAAGATGTCGATGAGAACACCTCTTCCTCCACCATATGCAGAAGAGGTGCTAAGGATGATAGGGGTATCTGGATTGGCTTCTTTGATTGCTTTGATTGAAGGGGTGATCATAAGCATGTCGCCTATGCCCCCGGTTTGACGACTTATAAGAATAGCTGGAATAACATTTTTAGGAGTTCTTTGTTGAATAGGCTGGCTTTTAAAAGAAGAGAGACTTTTACTTGCAAACGGAATGTGATTCGCTTGCCTTCTCATGTTTCACCTTTCAATTTCAAGCGACAACAAATTGTCAACAATTAATCAAACTTGGTTACATAAAGAGAACCGGACGTACCTATAACGCCTATATAAGTGGCTCCCTTAAGCGAATATCTTTTAACAATATTAGCTGGGAAAGGCATATCGCTAACTGTGGCATCTTCCCCGGTACTGAATCTAATGAAACAAGCCACTGTAGCAAAAAGTTCGACAACCTCATAACCATCTAAAAAACCAGCGGTTGTCTTATTTGGTGAAGCGGATATAGTTTTTACATCTGTTCCAACTGGATGAAGGGCTCCCTGAATAGGGGAGCCCATTGCATCATAAACCATTCGTATTTTTTTTGCCATGGGAACCCCTTAGTAGAGAATTCTTCCAATAATTACAACGTCATAATCCTTGCTTGCATCTGCTTTGATGGTAAATCCTACTTTGGTCTTAGCATAAATCTTTGGAAGTAGGATTTCAGAACCAGAAGTTACAGCAGAACACATTGCTCGCCAGACTGCATCTTTCATCTGGGTGACTTTACTGATGCTTCCCATTCCATAACCGGATGTTAATTGAGCAAATGTTAACGCTATACCTGTATTAGCAGTCATCAAAGCAGCCGGGATAGTAAAACCAAAAACAGTTTCACCCGGGGCCACGTCTCCTACTATGGACATGAATCCCTGATCTTTGGCAAATGGACAATAATCTTTAATCCATCTTTTGTTCGGCATTTGAATCCTCCTTAGTAGAGTATTGACCCAAGAATGAAAATATCATAAAGTGAGTTTTGATCTCCATTCAAGGTAAACCCAGTTGGTGTTATCAAAGTTGGATACGGAGCAGTTGTTCCATCATCCGAGACTTTGGTAATGATAATCTGATAATCATCATCGGCCATCTGAGTAACTAAAGACGCTTTCTTAAGGCCTCTGGGTAATCCTAACATAGTGTAAGGTTTTGTATCTGTAGCAAAGCTAATTACATCTGCACCACTTCCTAAAGTATGCAAAAAAGCAAATGCTACCTGTTCCTTGAGAGACGATCCAAGAATAGCTGGATACCCTTGAGACTTACAAAATGGGCAATAATCTTTAGCCCATTTTCCACCTGGCGGATCAGTAGCAGGTTCTGTTCCAAGAATAACAATGCTGTAAGCTCCACCAGAATCCCCATTCAAGGTAAAACCATTTGTTCCCTTAGCGGAAGCAAAGGTTTTATTACTGGGGGCAACATTTAGCTTTTGGGCTAAAATTTGGACGTTCCCATAAAGTCTTTTAACGATACCTCCGGACAATGTCAGATAAGTTATAGCTCCAACATCAGCTACTCTGGCTCCGAAAAGCCATTGTTTCTTCTGCAAAGCTCCAACTATATCAGGAATGTTAAACTCGTCACCGAGAGGACAGTCGCTTGAACGTTCTAATACGTTAGTGATCATGTCGATCTTGACCTCCTAAAAATTATTTTATTGCTTCAACAAATGCTTGCTCCTTTGTCTTATCTTCCAAAGGCACTTCCTTAACTTCCTTTGCTTGCTTCTTTTGCGGAGCAGTATCCACGTGAACTACTGGATACTCATAATTATCTGGGGCTTCTTTTTTTATTCTCTCTGCCGCAAAAATAGGAACTTGAGCAAAGCCGTCTTTGTCAAACGAAACTTTCTTTCTCATCCAAGGAAAGTAAAACTCCGTTGGAGTCGTTTTCTTAACACCTAATAGTCTAATTTTCACATCTTCTGCCATGATTTTATCTCCTTCCAGTATTTAATGTTTTAGTTACAAGCTGTTGATATTGAGGATACCTTCTAAAGAATTTCTTCCCTTGTTCCTCAGATCGCTTTTTCAGTTTCTCCGGAATTTTTGTCTTATCTATAACAATCGTTCCGGATATGACCCTCTCCATATCACACGCACAAACAGGACACTTAGGAGGAGAAACATCCCCGAGCCTTCGTATCTCCTCCTTTACCAAGTTATCTTTTGAACACGTGAATTCGTAAATCGGCATTTTTCAGAACCAACTGTTACCAATAAAATTCAGACACTCCCGGAATACTTGATGGCGGGAATGGCGGTGTCAACATCAATCCAGCGTTCATGCTATCTGCTGGATAGGTTTGAGCTACTGTCACGAAATGTCTCGTGTACCAAATAACCTTTTCCAGAAGCAATGTCACAACTTCAAGGTATCTCTGCTCTGAACTCCAAGTTGTTGAAGTTCCGTTTGGAGAAGACTCTGCAGCGGGTATTGCTGGGATCAAAGCATAAAGATCTGTTCGGATTAGGCCTTCAAACATCGCATCAAGCCCAACCAAATCAGGTCTGTTTGCCAAAATCCAGGCATCGATATGAGCTACTGAAGGTGGAATAGTTACATCACCTGCTTCATATACTCCCTTAACCACCGCTTGAAGATCTGTGAATGTCTTAGAAAGCATCTGGATCAGACCAACATCAAGAGCAACGGTCGGAAATGCAGCGGTCATTCGATTGATCATTACCTGAACGGCTGCGGCAGGTGTTGCTGCCCACCCATTTGCTATCAACCAATCATCCAATAAGGTAAAAGTAATAGCTGCCATAATTTTTCTAACCTCCTTTTAAGTCAAGTAGTAATTCTCGGTTCTATTGAGAAAAAAAAATAGAAGGGGGAATACACATTGATCCGATGGGATATCATTCCCCCTTCTTTCATTCACTTTTGGAATTAAACAGAAGCTTCACCAATGTTCTTGATTATAATCCACTTTTTAGGAGCATATATTTGAGGTACTCCATAGAGTAATTGTAACCAACGGACACTTGGCTCAACAACCGCCAAATCCATCTTCATCATAGGGGCTAACTGTTTAAAAGCAATAACTTGAGGAGTTAACTCGCCCAAGAATACTTTATGGCAATTAGCACAGATAGCGTTCACATCAACCCATGCTTTACCGGTCGTGCTTGTTCCGGGATCATCAACCGGGCCTGAATAAACAAGATATCTTGTACCAGTTGCATCATTGGCAACTGACCTATAGATGTTCACGTAATCGGGAGCAATCGAATAGGTAGTTGTCATAACTGCTACAGTAATCTCATCAGTATCGGCTGTGATTGCAGCATTTGCATTGTGCTGAACACCACATGGAGCTGATTCTCCGAATCTGTTTCCGTATGTTGCAACATAGTAGTAAGTTCCATAAGCGTTGCCAGTCTTCGTCCAATCGCCTCCCAGCCCTGTAGTTGTTCGCTGTGCTATAGTAACACTTGAGGGTGCGGTAGGTGCTTTGCCTGAAGTGGCAGCAACAGGACAAGCCTTCTTCTTCAAGAAAACGTCAGGATTGAATGCCAAAATACCAGCCTGTGAAGCGAAGGTATTTAAAGGCACACCAACTTGACCTTCCTTGTAAGGAACAACTATCCTTTCTTTAGGGAACATTACTTTAGCTAAATCCGCCAACGGCCTTGTACCTATAAAGATATCAGTTGGAAAACCGTAGTTTTCAACAATAGTGTTAGAAGCGCTTTCTAAGATGTCTTCTCCAAGGGGTTCTCCCTTAGCATCAATCACCATAGAGGGATCAATCAAAATATTGATTCCATCCCACTCATAACCCTCTGCACCCGTAGGTCTCAGCTTGCTGTTTCCCCAGAATAGGTAGTTCTCGATTTTTCCGATTAACCACATGATACCATTTCGGATTTCATTTCCTACAACGTCGCCGTGAGCTGCCCTAACCAATGTTAACGGATGGGTAACTTTTCGAACGGTTTGGAGGTATTTCACTAATGAAACCTTTCTTTGATAAGTAGCATCATCGAATTCACCAAGTTCTCCTTCAGGAGTAAACGCACCAGCTTCTGAACCATAAGAAGTCAACTGGTTGTACTCTTCAACGGTACTATAAGCAGGCAATTTGGGGATCTTCTGCCAGAACTTAATGTGTTGCATTTGGTAAGTGATCACCTTCAAAGAAGATTCAAGTGACTCAACCCTTAAAGCGGAACCGCTGATACCTCCTGACGTAGCAGGAATATCATAGCCCGCAGCAAGAGCCTTGTTCAACTCTGCAACTTCTTCCCAGGTAGCCATCCCAAAACCATCAGTCTGCTCGTAGTCCTTCATTGAGATCATTATTTTATTACACCTGCCTTTTTTGGAAGTATCCGTATTTCAAAAATTTTGAATCTAAAAAACACAGGTTGTTAAAACCCTGTGAGAGAATCCTATTTTACTTCTTGATATAGGACTTGAGGATTTCTTCGTCCTCACTATTAAATTTAAACACGCCAGGCGATCCTTCGTAAGCAAATAACGTTGAATCTTTGATCTTGTTATCTGCAACTGCTTTCTCCAAAAGGGCCATGACCTGTCTCTTCGGTAAAGCGGCTAACTCATCTGTTCCTTCAACCTCTTTCCCGGAAGCCGTAAATGATTTTTCGATCTTCTGAACCGACTTCTGAATTGTCTTTGGTCCTGCGGCAACTGGTGTATCTTCAATTTTCTTTAGACGAGCATCCATGTCGTCAAATTTCTTGGAAATATTTCCAAGGGCATCAACGAACTTCTGATCGAAAACTTCCTCAGATTTTTGAAGTGATTTAACCAATTTTCCAACAGCTTCCAGAGATGTCTCTGTCTGTTCTACGAGATCGGCAAGGAAGTCAGACACTTCAATAGCTTTCGCAATGGTCTCGTTTTCTTCAAAGTTTCCGGTAAAGGATTCTTCAAGTTCTTCCTCGTCTTCGTCCTCTTCCTCTTCTTCGGTAACTACGGGAGCACGTCCAGCCTTGATAATGTCAGTTAAGTCTTTGAGAGATTTCTTAAGTTCGTCCTCAGTGATCTCGGGCTCTTTCTTTTCAATCTTCTCATCGACCTTTTTCAAATCTTCCTTTTTTTCTTCTTTCTTTTCTTCTTCTTTTGCCATTCTTTTATAACACCGCCTTTTTTGGACTGTATCCTCACGTCTATATATACGTCTAACTCTTTTTAGTCTTTTTTCGTTTTAAATATTTCTGCTTCTCGATCCGCCCCATATGTTTGGGTTTTAGTTCTCCGGCTTCTCTTGCTTTGCCTTTCAAACTACCACAAACAGCCTTTGCACTATCAATACCTCTTTTGCCGGAGAGCTTAGCAACGCACTCATTAAACCCATGTTCCCCTACCCACTTTCTGAGTCCTTTAGGAACCCCAGCTTTCTCGAAATACTTATTTACAAATTCAATGTTTACCTTATCTTGTTCGGTTAACATCCTAAATTACCTTGTTTATCCTGGCCTTTAATCTTTTTTCCTTTTTTCTTAGGCTTAGCCTTCTCAAGTGCCGACTTAATAGCATCAGCAAAAATACTATTTGTCTTACGAAGCAAAGCAATATCAGCTAACTTAGCACTTAATCTTCTTGAATAATTCTGGCCTCTTAAATAAGCTATTGCTTCGTCTCGCTTCATTGTTATCTCCTACGCCGACAGTTGTCTTCGGAATTCTTTAGTAGTTTCTTTGGCATTAGTACCAAATTCATGCGGGTTAATACCAATTCTCCCACCGGCAGTAATTATTGCTCCGGCTAAATCGCCTTTTCCTTTCAACTTTGCAGCAAGATAAAAGTTCTTCATTTTATTAGGATCGGTAATCTTGGTAGCTCGATTAAGTAAGGCCTTATCAGACATGGAAGTTATTCTATGAATTTCATGAGCAACAAGTTTGGCTGTCCCTGTCGGAGCAAGTTCTTTAGGTGCTTCCTTCTGTACTTTCTTAGGCATCTTTGAATGCCTCTTCCAATCTTCCTTTTCTTTAACACTTAAAATAGGACTTGGAGTTACTCCCTTTCCAGTTGTTCTAACATCAGCACCCTTTTTCTTCTTTCCGTATCGTTCTTCCCAAAATTCAGGGGTATCTCTTGGGTCTTTCTTCTTTTTCTTTTGCTGAGCAAGAGAAATCAAACCTTTACGTCTGGTTATCCAAGCTTTCTTGGCTCCTTCGCTGGATTTTGCTAAGATCGGTGCAACTTCAATCATTGCAAATACTAAATCAGTAAGAAGATTAGCTCTATCCTCCGAATTTCCCTCAGACTTAATAAACTCAAAGACTTCAGACTTAGTCATCTTTTTCTTTTTCTTCTTGTCTGTCTCGGACTTCTCGGGTTCAACCTTCTGACCTACATGCTCTTCATCGTAAGTCGTCTTTTTCTTTTTCTTATCTAAGGATTGTCTCCTAAGAGCCGAACCACTAATCCCTCCGGACGATGCCGGGTTATCATGTCCAGCAGCAAGACCACCACTTTGTGGCGGTGCAGGAGCAGCTCCTCCGGAACCACTTGTTCCACCTTCGCCAGCTTTCTTTAACTCACCAAAATCTTTTGGATAGTATTTGATACCGTCCTGAACTATAAAAGAAGGAGGCGTTGCTGTTGCCTTCTTAACCGGCTCCAATTTAACTTCTTTTTTGGCTTCACATAATGGACAACGGGAACAGTCTTTATCACAACTATCAAAAGTAAAGTTTCCCAACGATTTAATCATATCAACCCAGGCACCTTGATTAATTGGGTTGTATGTTATGGCAACGTTCTTAATCCAGGCCTTTTTTATGACCTTAGCATCTTTTTCATCTCTTTCTTTAACTTTACCTTCCAAGGAGAGCCCTAACTTCCTATTACTACCAGACTCTTTAAGAGATTGCATCAAATCGAATACATCAATGGCCTTCTTAACTTTGGGATATAAAAAACCTTCAACATAAAGCTTCTTTTCTTGCTTTTGAACAGTATCAATCTCGCCAAGTATATCTTCTGGGCCTTTTAGATGATCCCAATTAAAAGCACCTCTTTGAAGCAAATATGAAGTATCTAAACCATCGACAAAAACTTTTTCACCTTGGAGATCATGGGACTCTTCATCGGAAGCTATCCCTCCAATTCTCATTTCGCCCTTCTGCCCCTTAACTACTTCAAGAGGCATCCAAAAACTAAAGTCCCTCTCTATCGCTCCGCATCCGCCTTTTTCCATAAAATTCCCTTTATTTCATTGAGTCTAAGAACTTTTCATAGACTTCAGCTCCCGATTTGGGTTGTTCACCAGACTCAGTCTTTGGCACTTCCGTCTTCTCAAGAGCATCATAATCTAACTGGAACTTAGCCTCATCTTGAGATATGACATCGTCTACTGGATAGCCCTGCATTTCCAAGTTTCTTTTCATGACATCATCTATCGTATCATGGACATGATGTTTCTTATGTTCTAATTCTTTTTCTTGGATTGCCTTTTTAAATCTATCCAGATCAGATTGAATTGTCCTTCGGATTATCTCTAAAGCAACTGACATACATTTGCCTATACTTTAATTTATATAATGATGTGCTTATGTGTCCCTTGAAGAAAAAGCCAAGGATCAAGACAACCCCTGGCTTCTGGTTCTATGTCTCTCTAAGGTATTCTTAGTCTACATTATTAATTATATAAGGATGTCCTTGTGTCTCTCTATGTCTTGTCTAACTCCACAAGATCATTACTCTGTTGATTGATTATTTGATCGTAGACATCTATAAGTGTTTTTGTGGGATATCCAGCAAATCCACCTGCGAACTGAATTGCGTGCCTCAAAATATCAAACATCACTACGGCTTGCTTTTCTGTAATCTTCATTTTTAAATCCCTGTCACCTCATCGCTAATATGAGGAAGAGGATACAAGAAGTGCCAAACCGTGATTCTTCCGCTCTGATCAAACATAATTAGAGCTCCCCCAATGTCTGGCTGGGCCCTTGTGTAAGAAGGGGTGAATATCGGAACCGGTTCATAAGCAGTAAATCCTGGTAATTGTAAATGATGGACATTCCCTTGATGCATGTAGCAATACCAATGGAAGTGACCATGAACATACATATCAATTCTTGGAAGTTTTTGATTAACTTCTGCTACCTTACCATAAATGATTTCTCTGGCAGCCAATGTCTCTCGATAATACATCGCTCTTCCACCACCGTGAGTTAAATTGATTATCTTATCGAAAGGCTTAACCTTTAAGTTTGCTACGGTGCCATACCAATTTGTAGTTATGTCCTTCTCCTTTCCCAACTTCGTGCAAAGTTCTTCTTCAACATACATTCCCTGAACAGAGTTATGGTATCCCGATCCACTAACCCAGTGAGACTCCCTTCCTTTAAGGAGAGGCCTCAAAGTTAGCTCTGCTAACTGAATTTGTTCATTCATGTTTGTGCTTATCAGACCCATTCCTCTTTCTTTTGCATTCTGTCCATGAACCAAATCAGATGCAACAAGAACTGTATCGACCTCCCATTCATCACAAACATGAAGAAAGTTTTGATAAGATTCCCATATTTGTTGTTGCCCCGGACTTGCTTTAAATATATTTCCTTGTTCTGTCTCAAACTCCGGAGGAAATAATGAATACCTCGACATCAAATGTAAATCCCCAACTGCTGCAATACGTCTTACAAAAAACTTTCGTAACTCCTTGATTTTAAAGCTTTTAATCATTTCCAAACCACTGTCAGATTTCGATTTTCGCATTGGGTTCTTCTCCTTTTTGCCCAAAATTCGGACACTTTTCTCTTTGCTCCTTCAGAACAACATTTTCCTTTAATGGCATCGGATAACTTTTTCTTTGTCGCTTCTGAATGACGATAGTAACTAACTTTTCTGAATTCACTCCAAGGCTTGCCCATATGAGCTTCACTCATCTTTTTCTTTAACTCTTCCGAAAGAGATTTACCCTTAAAAAAGTCAGATATCTTTCTCTTCATCTCCTCAGATTTAGGCTTTCCTTTTAAAGCTTTGGATAACTTCTTCTTAGCTTTGTAGATAATCATATTTCAAAAACTTGAGCGCTTAAAACCTCCCTTTGGGTAAGTTGTTTTTCTATTCTATAAATCTTCAGCCAATGCCGTCCGCATTCAGTACATAACCAGTTTACTCCTTCCGATATAGGATTTGAAGCCCCGCATAAGCACTTTGGACGATCTCCTAAATCTTTGCGTCTTGGAAAAGTTTTCTTGCCCCAGCTCTTATAGCATTTTCCACATTTCCATCTATCTGCGTTCGACCATACTATCCTATATCCACAAAACGGGCACTTCTTAGGCCGATCGGGATAGATATTGTATCTACGTCCTCTCAATATTTCTGTTTTCATAAGCACAAAAAGCCCTACTTAAAGGGCAAGATGAAATCTCTAATAAATATAACACAATGATGATCATTATTTTTTCTTTCCTTGAATAATTACGTGGCCTAATTTTTTTCCAGTAGGTAATTCAATAGACACAGGGATGCAAACTTCCTCGTGACACTTGTTGCATTTGCAAAAGGCCTTTCCACCAGACTCCCATATAATTATGTTAGTCCTTAATTTTACTTTATTGCCGGGATATGATTTTACAATCGTATTCCCGCACTTTGGGCAGTCTACCATTTTATCCTCTTACATAAGGTAGAACATCTTTCATAAGGAGAAGTATTTTATCTCCTTTAGATGTTCTTGCCGTAACTCCATCTTTCCCGACCGCAGTTATTGTAGCTAAACCAGACTTGGCTAAAATCTCTTGTCCGACTTGGATAAGTTTAGCACTCTTAACAAGCATGCCTCCATGTTTAACTTTAACCCATGAAACTTTTCCATCTATCTTGTGAGGCACAAACTTATTCTCGAGTCTGGATTTTTTCATTTCAACTATCTTCTTTCTGGATTTTACCATATCTATCACCATACCCTTCCCAAATAATTTTTTCAAAGCGGCTTCAGCTTCAGGACTTGGCTTCGAAGTATATTTAGCTTTCCCACCTGCAGCTAATCTGTCATAAGTAGTATGAAGCAAAGGAGTCTTCTCTTCAAACTCATCTTTCAAATCTTTGACTTCCCATTTTAATTTTGAAACTTTTCTGGGCTTCCTTGCCCTATCTACTATATTCTTTATTGCTTTATATCTCTGTGGATAATCATCCTTATTTAATTCATCATTAAGATAAAGAGAATAAGTTTCTGCAAAATCTTCTGCAGCATTTTCTCTACCTCTATGAGAAACAGGATTCTCTCCTTTAATAACATCGCCCCACTTCTCAGCTTCTATGCTTCCAAACACTTTTCGTGCTACCAAATGTCCCACTTCGTGGGCAAACTGTTCTTCAAAACTGGTTCCATACTCATGAAGTTGAACCCCACGGTATATGTGAATAGAACTTGTTCCTTCAAAAACACGACCAAATTCAGCTTTGCCATCTTCACCCAATACACTCCCAGGCTCAAGAATCACTGAATCAATAAGCTTCCTATGCTCTTCCGGAATCATATCTATTGCATCTTGGAACTGCTCATCTGCATAAGTATGGGTAAACCCTTCAGATGTCTTCTTTCCTGCGTAAACTATTTTAACCCCCTCATACTTGCTTTCGATTCCTCCGGCAACGGTTTTCCACCAGTAATTTTGCGCTTCCAGTTTCTCCTTTAAACTTGGGGCTTTAAAGAGTTCCTTTGCCATCTTCGCAGATTTCGCATCCACAGATACAGGAATTTCTGTAAAGCCCATATCTCTGAGAACTGCAAATCTATGTCTTCCATTTGTAAAACCTATAAGACCCCTCGATCCGATATCTCTTACAGAGACCGAAGGCATTATAATAGGCTTTCCAGTTTTGAGAAACTCTTGGAATTTTTCTCTCCTATTGCTAATCTCATTCTTTCCAGAAGAAGAAATATAAAATCCTTCGTCTTTACTCCATTCAGCATCAAATTTAGAAACATCAACAAGAACAACTTCTTCTCCCCATCTTTTCTGATCCTCACTTTGCTTGAAAGACATTTTATTTACAACCAAAGGCTCGGCTCCTGCAAAAAATCCGGGGCCTAAGCCACTTCTATTTTCATAGTAAGTATGGAGAAAAGTTTTCCCTCTACTTGTTATAAGTTTCTTAACGGGAACAGCTTTAATGACAGTATCTTCTTCTGTCTTTAACCATCCTTGCTGATTAGCATATTCCAAACCAGCATCTGTGGTTTCAAACTTACCTTCCAGCTGAGCATTGTAAATCTTGTCTAGAATTCTTCCCATCTCCGGGCCAGGTTTAATGCCTAATGGAATGAGATGTCTTCCCATGACTTTCGGCTCGAGAGTTTCAGGATGTGCGAGTTTTAGATTCTTGAACTTTCTCATCATCCATCTCTCGGCACTTAGATCAATGTCTTTATCCCCTCTACCGGATTTATCGGCAGCCGATACCATAAGGAGCATTGGAATATCGACTTTCTTTGCAAGTCTTCTAATAGCTGAATCCGGAACCTTGTCATGAAAGAAGAAGGTAGGTCTCATGTGATGTCTTACCAAACCTTCAACTCTTTCTAAAATATCTGTCTCGTCAGTTAATCTTCCAAGAAAATCCTGAGCTACCTTCGCTCCCATCTCGTCATGCCCATGACTGATTGTTCTCCCCTCCTCATTAACATCTGTTGTTTCTGGCTTTCCCATGTCATGGCATAGGACGCCAAGCATATAAACCAGTCTATCTTGATTATTTGCGAGTTGCTTCTTCATCTTGGCGGCTTCGTCTACCGCCAATAATGTGTGCTCCCATACATCCCCTTCAGGATGCCATTTCTCATCCTGTTCTGTTCCTTTAAGTTCATCGAGCTCTGGGAGAATCTTATTAATTCCAAGTATGTGAATCAATCTTAATCCTATACTTGGTCTCTTTGCTTTAAGAAGCATTCCAGCAACTTCCCCAAAAATTCTCTCCTTTGGAAGATCGGTCAGATCGATCTGCCTGCAAAGCCATGCAAGATTAAAATCCGGAGAGAATTCTAACTGGGCAGCGAATCTCATAACTCGCAATACTCTTAATGAATCTTCTCCAAAGGTTTCTGGGTTTGTAGCTCTTAATATCTTGTCCTTAATGTCCTGAAGGCCTCCATATTCATCAATTATCTTGTCCTCTATAGGATTGTATGCCAAAGCATTGATAGTTAAATCTCTACGTCCCGCAGCTTCCTTGAAAGTCATTGAAGGATCATGATCTACCATAAATCCTTTATGTCCTTTGCCAGTTTTACTTTCCCTTCTTGGAATGGCTACATCAATAGCCTCCATTCCGGGAAAAGAGAGTTTAAAAACTCCAAAACTCTTTCCTACCTGATCTACTTTTCCGGCTCGGTCAAGAATTGCTCGAACTTCTTCCGGTTTCACATTGTAAACTTCAAGATCGATATCTTTACTCTTCTTGCCAAGCAAAGCATCTCTAACGCAACCTCCAATAAATAAAGTTTGCCCACCGACAGCATGTATTTCCTGAACTACTTGAAGTGCTTTTTCTATTTCAGGGGAAGATGCGTCAAGAAGATAACGGTGAATTTTGTCCTCTGATGATAAATCAAATAATCTTGGTTTTCCAGACCATCCTTTAACATGCTCATACTTCCCATGTCTGAATCTTACATAGCTTCTGGCTTTCTTTAAATCTTCTCCCATAACTGATTTCAAAAGTCCGGTAGATGTCGCAAAGAATCCAAACTCTTCTAAAGCTTTTATAAAGGCCGGATTTTCAACAACGTGGGCCCCTGGAAGTTTAGTTACTTCTCTTAAGTTTAACCTTCTTAAAGCTTTATCTAATTTCTTTTCAAAAGGTGATCCTATTCTTGTATATTTATGTTCAGCCCAATCCCAAAAAATAGCAGCTCTGATATCTTCTGGCTTATCACCAGGAAATGCAGCACTCCCAAATATTTTCCAACTATCTTTGGATGTGAGCTCCTCATCTATCGCTTTAGAACCTCCCTTCCGCCAATTATCGTACAGACGTTCCAATTTTCCGTCAGATAACGTATTCAATCTATATTGCGTATCTTGCGGTATATAATAGGTCTCCCCATAGCTTAATTTATAATCCTTGAGACGCTGCCTAATTTCATTACCCGTTAAAAGAGGAGGTTTGTCTCGAGAAATATCACGAAAGAGATCACCCAAGACAACTGCAAAATCTTCATCCGATTCTGCTTTTTTAGGATCAACTTTAGCAATAAAAATTACAGGCTTCCCACCAAATTTTTTTGTTGCCACTTCAGCAATACCAAAAGCTCTTTCCGGAGTTTTTGCGAAATAAACTCCATATCTCTTAGCTTTTGGGCCAAATTGTGATTCTCCACTATACAACGCAACTCCGGTATCTTTTGAACTTCTTAAACCTTCTTTAAGAATAGTTTCTAAAAACTTAGAAGTGGTTCCGTGAAAACCTACATCTGGTCTCTGATAGATATATTCATATCTTCCCGATCCTCTCGGTATTTTTCTGAGATACTTGTGAGATCTGGCTTTCTCTATTACCAATAACCCTCTTCTTCCAGAGCGTCCCTCAAGTCCCAAACGTCCTGTCCCAGCTTCCGCATCGATCCTGCTATCGGCCCATTGGGATCGATCCCTGCTTTCATCAGGCAATCGTTTATCAAGTTGGATAACAAACCTTGGATGACTTGTTCTCTCGGGGCCTCGGAATCCAACGCTGCTTTCTGTAATGGATTTAGTGACATCTTTCTTCTCCTTTCGGCTTTGTGCCGCTTTGTATCCGGCAAGAACCATTCTTACACGTTTCTCTGGAATGTTATATTTTTCAGCAATCTTGTAAACTGCAGTCGCTCCTGACTTTCCCCCTATCTCCTTGTACAACTGAAAAAGTTCTGCTCTCCATTCAGGCTGTTTTGGTTTTTCTCCTATTGTCCAAATATGGCTTCTCTTGATTTTTTCTATTCCTTGCGGTGTATCTATAGTTATTCTGGTATCCTTGCCGAGAAGCGCTCCTGCAACCTCTAAAGCCCTATTAAATAAGGGCGCTGTTACCGTTTGTATTTGCCCAAGTTGAGAAGTGAAACCTTCGTCGTGTTCCCTCCTCCAATTATGAGTGAACTCATGCTGAATAGTGTTGACCATTTCTAAGGCAAGACTAACCGGACTTGCGAAAGCACTCTTAGGAAAAGATTTAATATCCAAACCTAAAGTATGTTCTTGTCTGCTAAAATGTGCAAGTCTCACTCCGGTCGATGTAGCTTTAGACAACAGAGCATGAAATCCAAACAACGGACAATGCATACCAGCTTTTTGCAAAGTTTGTGAATACATCTGAGCTAAAGACTCAAATGCCAGCATCAACTTTGCTTGAGCAACAGTCCCGCCATCCGAACCTTTAAAGCCAACATCCCTAAGTATCTTTATATTTTCAAGAGAGGTAAAAGGTTGTTCTCCTATATCTGTTGATACTATACCTTTTAAATGTTGCGACACAAAATCTTTTTGCCAAATTTTATCTATTGTGTCTTTAAGATATGCATAACCTGTATCTGTTTTAATTCTCTCGAGAGTATCTTTCCAGCCAGGAACTTCCGGTAAGTCCAGCCACTTCTCTTGTTGACCAACTCGCTCAGCTGATTTCTTTTCTCTTGTTCTTTGACTTATTTCTGTGTTAACAAAATCTTGAACTTCTCCCCACTTCAATCCCATTCTCGAATCGGTAAGAGGATATCCACCGGAGCCCGGGGTTGCACTTGTTTCTATATCAACAACTAAAGCCCCTTTAAAATCTCCAAATATAGGGTTTATGGCCTGAGTTAATTTAGCCCCGGTCTTTTTGTCAACAAGTCTCAAAATCATATGATTTCTGTATTCCGATGGCGGTCTTGGAAAGAAAGACATTGTTATTTCAGAACCCTTTGCCGTAGTATGACTTACTTCACTCTTTAATTTCAGAAAAGGATTCTTTAAAGTTTCCCAATCATCAAGTGCCCACTTAAATCTTATACCTATATTTTTAGGAACTTCAGTCGTCTCCACATATTTCTTGGCATCTTCGCTAACAATATCCTCCCCTGCCCAAACATCAATTTGTGTTCCTTGAATTTTTGGAATGGCTTTAATCTGATCATTTGCAGAGGCCATCTTGTCATCAAAGAAATTATCTCTTGTTTTGAGTTGCCAATGTGAACTTTCAGAAGGAGCCAAGATAACAGCCTTAGCGATTCCAAATCCTCCGAATCTACCTTTGATATCTTTCCCTGTTCCGTAAAGAGCAAGGAACTTGTCACGAATGTCTGTATCGGACATTCCTATTCCATTATCTTTGACAGAGTACTTTTCTTTATGAGGAGTAAGTTCTATTTCGATCTTGCCCCTCTTTATCTCTCCTTTTTCTAAAGATTCTGTGACCGCATCCAAACTATTTTGTAAGCATTCTCTAACGCCAACGTCACCGAGATAATTAGTGTTAGGATACTTATTTTTTGCTTCCATGTTCCAAGCCCTAACCGCATTAACGGCATAAGTAGCTCGAACTTTTCCTTCTCTTCGTTCCTCAATCTTATTTGCTACATCTTCCCCAGAGTTAGCTATCTCATATGAAAAATCCCTTGGAACAGGTTTATCAATAACAGCTACATCCCTTTGAAACTGTTTATATCTTTGAAACCCTCTGCCTGGAACGTACCTTGTAAATGCTCTGACTGAAACAGCCTTCTCGAGTGACTTCTTAACTCGTCTTCTTGGCTTCCTGTCAAGACTCACATAGTATTTGTAGTTCTGAGGAGTTGGAGAAATTCTTGTTTCCATTATCTTTCCTCTTCGATCACGTCTAACACTTATCTCGAGTTGAAAATCTGAAGGCACAACTCTACACCTACATCTTGGATGAATAGGCGGTAAGTCTCCCTCTATCTCGCTAAGCCTATAAACATGGTTGTTTCGGGGTGCACACGTATCGCATGTTCTTTCATCTCCTATGGCAATCCACTTAACAAGATCAATATGATTTGCTCTATAAAGATCAAAAGCTCCTTGTTGTCTTGCTCTATGTAATTCAGTTCTTGATATGAGATAGGCTCTTCGTCTTGCCGATCTAAAAACTCCTTTGTCCAGACCAGTCTTAAGAAGTGTGCTGGCAGTTGCACTAACTGACCTACCTTCGTCAATACCCTCGTGCATTAATCCAGCAATCCTATCCCTCATGTCATCCGTGATGTTACTTACGAGACGAAGGGATTCTCTATTAATGTGACTCTTATAGCGATCCTTAACGCTTTGAGCAACTTTCTCTTCGTAGAGAGTTGTTATCTTTAAAGGTTCAAACCTTACCCTTGGCATTATAGACCTATCCCCAACTTTTCTAAAACTTCCATCTTACGGACGAGTTCTAACTTTGTATCCATATAAGTTTGAAGTTGCTGCTTTACGACTGGATCAGCAGTTTCTATTTTTGGGTACAAAGACATCAATGTCGAAATCTTATCGTTGTTCATTTGAAACTGCAGGCTATATTTTACATAATCCAGTTTCTGTTCAACTTTCTTTTGGGCATATCTATTATCGAGAAACATCCATGCTGCAAATAGCATACCAAATATAAGCAAGATGCTTGAAATAACAGTTATCTTATCCCTAAAACTTTCAAAGGTTAAAAAACTTTTTGGTTTCTTTTTCATCGTTATTTCCCCCTGTATCTTTTCTCCTGCGGGGCTTTATTCTCCTGCTCAAGAGGTACGGCCGGGGCACCAATCAGTATGCCTGCCAATTTATCATTGTAAAATTGAAAGATAAAAATCACCCCATCAAAGTTATAGCTCAAGTAGATAAACCCATAAGTATCTTTTGTAATCTTCGGAATCATTGGAACCATCTGAGACATAACTTGTTGACTTGTTTGCCCACACAGAAAGATTACTCGTGTTTGTGCTCCCGCTTGTGGCCCTGTTTGCTGAGCTGTAATTTGCCATACACATATAACAAGGGTTGCAATAAGACCAATAATTAACATTCTCAAAATTCTTTTTTTCATATCTACTCCTTCTTACAATTAAATCTCCACATACAACTCTTGCATTTGGGCAAGTTGTTGCAGGGATTGTTATCCATCTTAGACTTTTCAATAAAGCAGTGAGGATCGTGCCTATTAAGAATCCTCTTCCCTCTATCCGGTCTGTATTTTGAAGGTTTTATCTGCTTACTCGAAGGAATTGGAATTCGGATTCCTTCTTCTGTTTCTGCCCACTTCCAAGGTTTCTCAGGTTTTGGTTTTCCAATTTCTATGTCCATGCTCCTTCCCACGCTCCTCTCTTTCTTAACTCACGAATAACTTCCATGTGATGTGAAACATATCTCGCAGCCAAGTCTAACACTTCATTGTTTTCTTTCCGACATTCTTTGCAAGTAAAAAATTCCTTCGGTAAAAGAACAGATCTCCCGCATCTCAAACATCTTTTGATCTTCATAGGAATCTCCTATTGAATTTCTTCAAAGACGTGACCCTTAGAGCAACGGAATCTTCTGGCCCAAAGATTATCCCTTTTATACCGGGTTCCCATCTGTATAGCGTTAGCTTTACCACAAATGGGGCACGATACGCTCTTCTTTAGAATAACAAATTTATGATTGTCCTTTTTCATAGATTGATCATCCTTTCAAGTTCATAACAGTCAATGCACATAGCAGGAATCCTATTTTCATAGTCATCCCAAATTATCCACATTACCTGATTACCACAAATAGGACATGTAATAAGTTCCATAAACCTCTTACGATACCAATCGTATTGTCCAAAAATCTGACGCCAAATTTGCACTTGTCAGGTAAGCATAAGGGATTGTAAAATATCCCTTAATACCCCAGCCTGAACCCCAGCTGTTCATAACCATAAACCTTTGATAATAATCATCATAGCCACAAGCCAAAACACAGTGCCCACCTAAGAGTGCTTCTCCCTTTACTGGCATTGGTACAATACCTGTCTTGGCCACTTCATCGCTCTCGAAACTTTCATAGACATTAAATCCAAAAACAAATGGATATCCAGAAGCAAGGCATCCCTTCATTTGAGTGAGAACCTGAGGTATACTCAAATACTGAACTGTCTTATCTCTTAATGCATCTATGTAACACTTTGCCGGAGGTTTTACAGCAAAGTTGCTAATAATATAAGGCCACTCTGTTTCCGGGCAAACACCCAGCGTGTTGATAGTTTTAAATCCATCACGTACGCTGGCTCCGGAGTCTTGTTTAACGGTTCCTTCTAAAGTTCTCTCATTGAAATAAATGAGAAGTCTTGACGGAAGCCAGGCGTGGTTGATAGTCTTTAACGAAAGCTGTCTCAACATCTCGGCATAAAAATCATTTGCTATTGCATTAGCTGTGCAACTTCCTAAGTTTCCCTGATCCAAAATCGGCGGCATATAAGGTCTCATGTTAACAGATTTTGGGAGAGTCTTTATAGGAGATACAAACTTGAAGTCTCTCGGATCGGAAGCATCTTTAATCCAACCGTATCCTCCAAATTTCTTTGGGACTTTCTTTTCAAATAATCCAACAACATCTTCTTTAATCGTCTCAAATATACTCATAACATTCCTCCTTAAATTTTTTGTAACAAAAATCTCTTCCATTCTTGTTTAGATAATCTTCCGTTCAATCTAAGCAATGATTTATTGTCGTAAATAAGTTCTTCATTATGAAAAGCTATTTTCATCTTTTTTACTATATCATCTAAATCGTTTGGATTTGCCTTGCTTAAAGTATGTGCCCATGCTACTTCATGTGATACGACTATAGGTACATTATGAGAAACCATGTCTGCGGTAATAACGCTATATGTCTCACTTAAACTCACATTCATTCCAATGTCCATTGTTTTAAGTAGCTCAATAAATTTATGGTGACTCATCCAAGAATGCTCCACCAATTCGCAGTTAATATTATTGGCAAATAAATCTCTTATGTTTTTAAGAACTTCTATTCCTCTGTTCTCTACTCTATTGTGGTTAATATGAAATTCAAGATGTAATTTCAACTCTTCTGCACATCTAATCGCAGCTATAGCCTGCATAAGCTGATTTTTAAGAGGTCGAATTGCTCCGAAGCATCCCACTCTCAACTCTGACCCTCTTCTTGAAAGCCTTGCTCTTCTCGGATCAACTGGGTAATAGTTAGGAAGCATCAGAACATCAAATCCTAAACCTTTAAGAGCTTCTCCTATTCTTTTACTGTTCACACCTATGTGAACAAAACCCAAATCTCTGTATCCATAAAGCCACTTCATAGCTATTCCTTCGTTTGCTAAAAAGGGAATCTCGCTATGGATTCTAACTACCCATTTTACATGTGGGTGAAGCCGTCTCAAGATATGAAACTTTTCCGGAACAACCCATAGAGCTTCAATGATAACATAATTAGGTCTGTATTTATGAACTTCCCTATCTATATCATTATTATCAACAACTCGAACTACCTTGGAAGAAATTCCTATTTTGTTAAGCATATCTGAAAGAAGCTTTGCAGAAATAAGCAATCCAGATGCCCAATCAGAATAACCCCAATCCGAGTAGTCTTCAGAATATTCTCTTACTTTGCAAATAAACAGAACTTTCATTTTATCTCCTAACTCATTTTCCTTAGTAACCTTAATCTATGATATTCCTTAAACAATTTGTAGCCTTTGCTACCAACGTTAAGAGCGCCTTCCCAGAAATCATTATGACCATCTCCAGTCATAAATTTTTTTCCGACTTTCTCATCTCCTATTCTAAACGCTGCTATATTCCAAGCATGAGGAAAATCCAGAGGATTTTTCTCTACATTATATTTTTTCTTTAGCCATTTACAAAAGTCTCCAAGCAAATCTTGTTTCTCTGTTTTCTTAACAAAATCCCATCCTTGGATAGCCCACGCATAAGTTCCGACATCCCCATTTGCAAAGAGTTCAAAACTTTTGAAGCCTTTAGAAATTCCAAAGTCTATAGCTCGCTTCATTAAATCATTGCCAACACCTTTACCTTGCCACTCGTCTTTTAAAAATAAAGATGATAGATACACATCTTTCCCATTCTTAAGAAAATTCAATTCAAAACGACCAATGTATCCAGACATCTTTTTATAGCGTGTTAAAGAAGTTCCCTTTGCTCTATAAGGTTCAAGTTCTGTGATATTCTTACTTCGGTCCCACAATCTAACTTCAACATTTATTTTATCACCCATATCAAAAACTTCGCCGGGTTCAAATTGCCAATCTGATCCTTCAATCTCCTTAAGTGATTTGAAAAATTCATCGGCAAGAACGGCATGCTCAAAAGTTTCCCTTTCAACTGTAAATCCTTTGACAGGAACTATCTTACCAGAAGCCGTATGCCTAAAAGAAGGCTTAATCTGTATCTGGGCTTTTTCAAGAATCACATAACTCTTCACAATACCAGTCTTCAGATACTTATCACCCCAGGCTTTTACAATTGCCTTGTATCTATCATCTTTTTCAACCGGGTTAGAAATAAAATCCTCTGATACATATGACCCAACAGCTCTTGCAAATATTTCGGTTGGACGAAATAGATACTTCATACGATTCTGAACTCTTTTATAAACTCCTCTGGCGAACGTCCGTTCAATCCGTTCTCGAGTAAGCTTTTGCTTATCCGATAAAGCCTCAGTAGACGCCCAAATGATAGGAGGGTCTTGACTTTTCTTAAATTTTTCCATAACATCTGGAAGTTTATAAAAATCTTTTAGCTGAGCGAAAAGTTCTATAAGTGCTTTCCCTTGATTTTTAATTGTAGCAGCTGTGCCTGCAGAACTTATGTCAGAGGGAACAAATTCCATATCTTGAGAAAATTTCTCTAAAAAATTCGTAAACCCAAATTCATAAGCCTCATCGAAATTCCCATGAACTAAACTATCTTTGTAGCTATCTTCCCATCCATTGTCATCAAAAATAAAATGAGCATACTCATGAGCTATAGAATTTTTGTATCTTTGATCCACTTCTAAAACTTGAATCCCAGGGTAGTACATACCATAGGTTTTATGTCTTCCTCTTTTTGGTATGGTGCCGACTTTAATAGACAGTCTACCTCTTCCATTAAATTGAAGTTTGTCGCCCCACGATTTTATTTCATCTTTAACAACTTGCATCTTCTCTCTTACTTCTTCTGGTTTAGCACCCAAGTCATCTAAACCACCGCTTCTGTAACTTTCAGTAATAGTTCGAAACTTCTCTTCGATCTGAGAAGACACTTTAGGAAATTTTGTATAAAACTTTTTTATGTTAAGTTCTTCCCTAAACTTTGGAAGCTCATTAAGAAAAACCTCTTTGTCAAGCTTTTCTCTTTCTTTGTAATATTCAGAGCGTTCGGTCGATAGGGTTGTATGAGAACCTCCATATCTTCTTGTTTCCCATGCCCTACGTGCACTTTCGCTTGATTTAAGAATTACGAGCCTCATGCTTTGGTTCTTTCTCCAATGTGTCTAAGTAATCCATCAGATCATCTTCTACTTCAAAAAGTTCCTTGTGAAATTGCATAGAGTTATGATCTGGTAACTTCTTCTCAGCCTTTTTCAAAATGACATAATTAGTCAAGAGCTTCGCCATATGCTTCTATATCTTCCTTCCGTTCTTTCTTTCGCTCTATACGTTTTCTTTTAGCTAACCTCTTCCGTTCTGATCTCCCCAATTTATGAGAACGAAACTGTCCAGAACCTGGTAGGCCTAATCCAATCAAAGGAACTCGAGAGCCCCCGTATCCACCCTGCGCTTTTGTAAACTCTCCAGTATTAGGATCAACTTGTCTTGCTCTATCATCCCATATCTCAATGACATCAGTTCCCTTTATATTGGTAACTTCAAAGCGGGGTAATTTATTTTCCTTCAACCAAGCTTGAATTTCTTTAACAGCTTTTTTATCGGTAGCTCTTGCAGTGAAAATCTTTATCTTCTTTCCATTCCGCAATAAGCCCTTAAGTTTTTTCAACATCTTAGGAAGTGGCTTACCTATGACATCTGCCCCCCATTCGGTTTTATGATATGCGAGCGTCTTGTCAAGGTCTATATAGTAATAGCCTCCTGGAAAGTCCTTAGATTTTTCTAAAATAACAAACTTATACATCTCTCAAAACTCCTTCAATAAGCATCCCATGATATTTCTGCGGACTTCCAATTCCAATAGAACCTTGAACCGTTATAAGTGGAGGAACTCCACTTCTTGTCCATCGTTTAGAAGGTTTGTCGCTCGACGGCCCATCAATCAGCCATTCCCCAGCAGGAGTTTTAACGACCAGAATCATGCCATCGTCCAATCTCTCTCCTCTATGATCACTACCGTAATACTCGATTAGGTCATGCATCCAATCGGCATCCCACATAGCCCCGGGAGGAGACTCTTGCAATGTCATCAACTCGCCGGTATCCTTCCGCTTGTAGATAAGATTCGTAAACACCTGCCATTCATCTTCAGGAGTAAACTTATAACCACATGGGCAGTGCCATGGCCATCTCGGATCTTCCTTTCCGGAATAAACTTGGTGATCGGTTTCATCAGCATTGCAAACACCAGAGAGGCCCTGATGCCCTGTATATCCCGATATTCCAACAAATTCTAAAACTCTAAATCTTCCTGGCTGTTCGCATTCAATATAGATAGGATCGCCTACTTCTTTTATTCCGTTCTCTGTTTGAATAATTCTTCTGGTCATCTGAGCTGGTGCATCTTCAATCATTTGTCGTGCCTGATGATAGCCATGTTCAGCTACTTTACATTCTCGGTCAGCTTGCGAGACTTTAAAAGATACAAATCTTCGAAGATGCCTTCTAACTCGATCTGTCGGTTCTAACATAAAACATTTAACTTCTCTTCCCATTTATTCTTTATCTCTCCTATATTTTGACATAACCCTGGAACGTCTAACAGATAAATTAACAAATTTTGTTATTAACGCAACCCCAGCTTCAACTCTTTTTTCCAATCCGATGCCAAGTGATGGGGTCTCTGTAGTTATAGCTCTTGGTATTCCGTTATGCATTAACATGTCTTCAAAACTACCATCGCACAAATGATAAACAATCCCATCCCAAACAACTGCATTCGGATCGCCTTCCTCATTGACAGGGGTATTATCCGCAATGACATCAAAAAACTTCTTCTCCTCATCTCTCATAGCTCTTGCAAAAGAACTTGGCTTGGCTCGCTCCTCTGCTACATAATCATAAACATAGAACTTATCTACAGTCTCATCCTCATGCAAACTAAGAAAGCCATCCCTGGCAGCCTTAATCAGAAAGTCAACATTCTCCATAAGAATCTGACCCTCTGTTGAAAGAACATCTTTGCTTTCTTCTACGTGATAGAAGCCAGCATTTGTTTTCTCTCCTGCTCGAGCATACCGAGAACCTCTGTTAAATCCGATCGGGTTCATAACTGGTAAAAATGTAAAATTGGCCTTTGCAAGTTGATTTGGAGTTGCAGTTTCAAGCCATTTCAGAATCGCAAAAGGCCCGGCAATCTCCTCTCCATGAAAACCTGCAGCAATTAAAAAGTTTGGCCTGTCATGATCAAACTCTAAAGTTGATCGAACAATCCAGATATACTGGCGTCCTGTTTTCCCAAGAACAGTAAGCCAAAGCCTCCGTTCACTAACGACTTTAAACAACTTTCTTAAATAGACTTGCATCCTCATTAACGAATGTCCACAATAACAGGATTAAAATATTTAGTCACAAGTTTGAATGCCTTTAATACATCGTACGCTTTGCAGCTATAGATATCAATCGATACAAACTTTCTGAAAGGCCAAGAGTGAATCTGGCAACCCGAAGTAGTCCATCCTACAAGTGCTGAGGGACCATTCTCGCCAGTAAGTTCGTTTCTGTCGTTCCCTATAATCGGCCCCATGAATATCCTCATATCCAAGGTTTTTGACAAATCATGGAGAAACTTCGTTAGGTGTTTCTCCATGAAATCAAAGTCATTCATGTCCAAATCAGTCAAAAACTCGATGACACATCTCTGACGAATAAGATCAGGACATAACACAGGGCGATCTGTCTTTCCGATACTTATGTTCCTCCAAGCTCTTTCTTCCATGTTTCTCCTCCTATTTTGTTAAGACCAGGAACCATCTCTTATCCTCTGAATCCCACCATCTATCCAAAAAATATTTAATTGGAAGTGATTGTTCTTTGTCTTCCAACGGATCAAGCATATGAACATACTTATCGTCTACACTTTTAACAACTGAATAATGCTCTGCTTCTTCTGCTTGCTTTTTCGATATCGTCTTCATGTCCGGGACTTCTTCAAAACCAGGCTTCATCCCTTCTGACCCCTTTATACTGGACTCACTTGAAGATACGAGTTTTGTTTTAAGCCAAGATACGATACAAGGCTCTCCATTCTTGGTATGATTCCTAAGAACATGCAAGGCATGTAACCTACTTAAATTTTTATATTCAACAACATCTATACCAACAGATTTAATTGCCTTTACCAACTCACCGCTATCTGTTCCTTCCGAAGCCGTAGAGTGGGCAATCTTGGCTATTTGTTCCGGAGAATAATTTTTTCTGAATTTTGTCAATGCCATGCTAACACTCGTCGGCCCGCACATCCCTTCAGACTGTTTAAATATTTTCATAGTATTTCCTATACTATCGACTATCCCTTTGGCTTCGGTTCTGGCCTGCTCGCCTTTAGGCTTTTTATTTTTTTGCTCAGTCTCTTCTTCTTTCTTCGAACCCTTTTGTTTGATATGTTGTTGCTTGCCTTTAACAGTTCTTTCAAAGGCAACATGGCTACGGTCAGCTTTCATTAATCGGTCATCAACATAGACTATCATTAGAAATCAAGCCCCCTCTTCTTCCCTTTTTTTATCTCTTCATAAATTCCGTAAGCATCGGAAGCTTGACCAGCATCACATCCAGATGCTTTAATTTGTGTTCCTATATCACAAATCCTCTCAAACATATTTTTCATATTTGAATTAGAATCAACTACAGCACATAAAACTTCATCGATGGTCGGGATAGCATAGTAATTTCCTTCAACCTTAGTCGGCTTTCTTAATTTGATATTATCTTTATACTTCTCTGGGAAGGTTACTTTAAGCCAACTATCTTGAACATCCATAGATTGAACTTCCATGTAACCAATATACTTGTTCTTAATGTCAAGTTCTATATCTTTGCCTTCGGCAACCGCAAACATGACATCGGAAAAGTTCTTTAAGCCGTATTCATAAGCAAAACCTAACGGCAAAGGAAATCTTGTAGTCCAATCGGTTACAAATCCTGTGCCGTCTTTTACAACTTGGCATTCTATTGATATAATTCCTCTGTAATTCAACTCTTGAAGGATAGGTTTTATTCTCACAGCCACATCCTCCAATACAGGAGGCATTTTATCGGTAAATTTGCCAACATAAAACCAGTCTTGGCAATATCCCCATAAGTAAGGCTTAAGAAAATCATTACCATTAAAAAATAAATCCCAACCAGCTTCTACAGCATCTTTGACCGGGTCTTCTACTATGAACTCATACGTTTCTTCAAACGGCCCGATTTTGGGACGCAAATAATTAAGTTCTGTTCTTGCCCCGTATTCATCCTCAGCATAGAAAGTTTCTTTATCTCCTCTAAAGATATCCTGTTTAATCCACTTCCCAGGATTCTTCTTCAGATAGTTAATAACTCCTTCAACTCCTTTAATTATCTTATAAGGTGCGACTGGAAGTCCCACCTGCTTTTGAATCTCTTTGGCCCAGGCACGCTTCAGTTCTAACTTCTCACCGAGACCAGCACCGAAGATATAAGGTAAAGAGGAATCAGGATTAGCAATTTTTTCTTTTCTAAGATCGTTGCACAAGTCTCCACGTCCCGTTTCCATAAAAATAATATAATCAACATCTTTGTAGTATTTAAAGAAATGCTTAATCTTCTTAATGCCATCCATTCCTAAGCCGACGGCAAACTTATTAAAATGGGAATGGGACTCAGGCCACTCCGTATAATAAAGAGTATCATGTCCATCTTTAGCAAATCTGGCCGCAAGTTCTGTCCCATAATCGCAGTCCCAAATAAGAACTTTCTTTGAAGGCGTCTTCTTGGCCTTTTCCAAAATAATATATGATTCAGATTGGGGTCTTCTTATAACTGCTCTCACTATTTCTTCTCCTCTTTTATTGTCATTCCAAGTTGCTTAAACTTCCCGGAGTTCTTACATGCAGGACAATACTGCCATCTTATAAAACCTGTCGGGGTCTCCAAGTCAAAGACAGTACCGCATATCAAACATTCAAGCTTAAGAATCTTTATAAGATCAGCCATTATGTTCCCTCCATTCATCAATCAACTGAGTGACTTTAACCAAAGCTTGTTCATATTCTTTATGAACTATGTTCTGCGGTGTATCACTATACACATTATTGCAATGTATTTCTAAACACCAGATATATCCTTCAAGTAAAATTTCTTTTCTAAAGACTGAAAAATGAGGACGGTAATCCCCTTGTTCTTCTTTGATAATGAATCTTGCTAAGCTCTCGGTACGCTCATCGGTACTATGTTCAAACCATACAATAGGCCAATCCCGCACGTGACCACAACAAGAGGCAGTCGTTACAAAACCGGCTGCATTCAAAGCATCACAGAGAGGAATGATTTCTGGATCAAGTTTCTCTGGATAGTCAGGGTCAAAACGAACAATGCTCCAATCAGCCATTTACCCCTCCATCCATTCACAATCCCATCCTTTCTCTAACTGCTTCATATACTCTTCGGCCATCTTTCCTTGAAGAATGATTTGCCAGGCAGGTTCAAATTCCATTCTCTCCGGAATAAAACCCTCAGGCCAAAATCCTTTCTCCTGAAGATGTTTGTAAGCCATCATATGTTCTAAACTTTGGGGATTAAAAAAATCCGAAATTTTCATGTTCATCCTTTGGTTTAATGTCTTTCAAATTTAAAATTGTTATTCCAGAAACTCTATCAGTTGCTGGATTATAACGGACTAAAATGGCACTTCTGAATTTTTCCTCTAACTCATAGCAGATTGCAGGCTCTGCATCATCAAAAGTTAAATAAAGAACATCTGCGTGCTCATCATAATCACTAATTACTTTCATTTTCAACCTCCGGATATTCGCATGTCTTATCTTTAAAATTTCTTAGAATAATTTTCTTTTCATCTCTGCTTACAACATAGTCTGGCGAAACTGGAATCTTTCCAAGACCTCCGGGGCCATCAATAACATAAGTTGGTACTCCAAATCCTGTTGTAAATCCACGGAGCTTATTAATAATTTTTATACCTGTAGACACAGGAGTTCTAAAATGATCTGTTCCTTGAGCAAGATCACACTGATAAATATAGTATGGCTTGACTCTGATTTTAAGAAGTTCATGCATTAGCTTTCTCATTGTGGGAACATCATCATTGACTCCTTTAAGAAGAACAGTTTGACTTCCTAACGGTATCCCAGCCTCCGCAAGTTTTATACAAGCCTCCTTGCACTCATCAGTTATCTCCTTTGGGTGAATAAAATTTATTGAGATAAACAAAGGATGATAACTTCTCAAAGTATTACAAAGACTCGATGTTATTCTCATAGGCATAGTCACAGGAGCTTTCGTTCCTATGCGAATTAAATCAATATGAGGTATAGCATAGAGGTCTCTTAAAAAGTCCTCCAACTTTGTTGTTTCTAAAGTCAAAGGATCACCACCTGATATAAGAACATCCTTTATTTCTCTATGCTCCTTAAGCCAACGAACAACCTCTTTAAAATCAGTCTTTGTTATTGGTCTTTCCTTGTGACCTACCAGTCTCCGCCTGGTACAATAACGACAATAGCTCGCACAATGGTCTGTTACAAGCAAAAGAACCCGATCTGGATATCTACGGACTAACCCTGGAACCGGACTCATCCTATCTTCAGCTAAAGGGTCTTCCATCTCGCAAGGCTTGATAATTGTCTCCTCAATCCTTGGAACAACGGTTCTTCTTATAGGATCGTTGGGAGACTTCGGGTCAACTAAAGAAGCATAGTAAGGCGTTATGTTTAACCCCATACCTTTACCTTGCAATGATTCTATCCCTTTTATTTCTTCAGGGATAAGTTCAATTAATTTCTCTAATTCTTCTTTAGTCGTAATACGATTTCTTAACTGCCATCTCCAATCATCCCAACGCCTAACAGGTTCTGTCATTAACCCCTCTTCTCTTTAAAATCTAAAACTACAAATCTTTGTTTTGTTTTTCTTCTTACAACTTTTTCACTCTCACTTTTTTTAACAACTTTGGGTTCTGGTTTTGGAATCCCGAAGTCTAAAGCCTTAGCCATAGAAATTCCAGCCTGGACTATCGCAACAGGAGGCTCTTTGAGGGACTCTTTATCGGCTGTCACTCTTATTGGTTCAGTAAACTCTATTTGACCAGACAAAGGAACAAAGAATTGATTACCAATAAATATTTCAAGATCATACTTAAATGCTCCAACTTTAAAATATTTTTTAAGTTCATCCAGCTTAAAGAAAGCCCTACCTTCTTTATATTGTCCTGTATAGCTAACCTTTCTATTGTCATGAATAGTTAAGCGTACTTCTGTGATTGGTTCTGTCGTACCAGTGACATCAACTGTAAAAACAAGTTCAGGCGAATAATCCAGCCTGGTTTTAACTATCCCAGAGTATCCAGAAATACCAGAATATCCTGCCCTGGCATCGTATCCTGAGTAACCAGATGCCCCAGAGTAACCTGCTCCAGAATAACCAGAATAACCTGTTCCAGAATAGCCTGACGTTCCTAACCCTGAATAACCAGACGTTCCTATAATGTTAAGAATATCTGCTGCATTAATAAGCATACTAACCCACAAAAGAGAGTATCAATTTTTCATGGGCGGTTATTCAAGTTTCAATTTTCACGTAATGCTTTAAAGACTTCTCTCTTTACCTCTCTTTTCCTTTTTTAATAGTCTAAAGACTTCATCAAACTTTTTTAAAACTTTCTGGCCGAAATCAATGGCAACATCTAAATCATCTAATGAATTGAACTCTTTCTCGAGCATGCCTTTAAAGATTTCTTCACAATCTTTTGCTGTCAAATCCAAATCTTTAGTAAATTCTAAGTATCCATCTTTTACCCCTTCAAGTAGAACCCAGGAAAAAGCGTAAAACATCTCATCTGGATGCTTATCCATTTTAGACAGGATATGCTTCCTAAGATTCATAACTTCTAAAAACTCTTTATCTTCTTGATTAAACATAATATTTAGAACCAGACTGATTGCCCCGAAGGGCACATCCACTTCTTTTGAGCCCAATAGAATCATCCCAGAAATTTCATGGGCGACTCGAGCTCTGCTTTCAGTTATAAGTAGTTGTATGCAGAAATCAGTCTTCCTTAGTTACCCAAGAACTGCTTGAGAGCCGCTTCCTGTTGTTTGCTTCAAAGGATTTTCTGGTAATATATCAGCCGTTAACATTTTCTTTCGGTCCTTTTCATTCTTTTCGACTTTTCTTATCAACCTCTCTACATCCTTTATCTTCCGAGGACGTGGTAAATCTTTACCAGCGGTCATCGCTAATGTTCCAGGATAAAAACTCTTCTTAAATAAGACATCTCGCTTCTCTTGCTTCCGTTCTAACTCATCTTTATGCTTCTCGTGCCAATCCATCCATTCATCTATTGATTCTGGTTTATAACCTGCAGGGTAAACCTTTTCAGGAACGGACTTAGAAGTAAACCATTTTGGAGTGGGTAACCCTGCACTATGAGCAATATTAAGAATGTAATCTGTCATTCGCTCATACTTCCCACCGCTCTCCCATATCGGTTCCTTGACGGTCATCGCCTCTGAGTAGATATCCGCTATCATTTCATCTGGACGATAACTGGCTCCTGCAAAATTGTCATATCTCATTGTACCCAACTGGAATGGTTTTAACATGGAGTTAGTCTCATCTGAATGATAACCAAATGCTATACGTGTAACCTCATGCCCAAATTCATGGTAAAGCAATGAGGGGCGATCTTCCGCAGGCATCTTAAAAAAACCATCGAACAAACGAATCTTGCCATTACTAAACTGGGCAACAATCTCTGGGCCAAGTTCATTTCCCCCGTAAAAAGCAAGAGGGATTTTTCCACCCTGAACATCTTCAATAGTAGCAGTCTTCAATTTATCGATTGCAGAACTAACTTCTTTTGGTGTAAAGTGAGCTTTGCTACTCTCGATCTTCGGCTTTCCTATTCGTCCTCCCCACGGAGCCATATATTTCTTTCGTTCTTCCTTAGTCATAGCATCTATCTGTTTTTGTTTTAAAGATTTCTCGGGCTTCTTCTCTGGGAAGAGTTTAAGTTGTTTCTTCTCCTGAAGTTTCTTGTAATCTTTTCGTATTCGGTTCACATCTCCGGCATAGAACTGCCCTGGCATTTGACCCTTTGGAGTAGCTTTTCTGTGTTCAAAGTATTCTGTCCAGGTCATGTCTTCAGGCTTCTTTTTCTCAGAGAAGAGTTTAAGTTGTTCTTCAAATGGCTTAGAAACAATTTCTTTTGCCATCTTTTGCCGATATTCAAGTGCATACGGATATTCTTTTAAATACTTTTCTCCGTATTCCTTTGAATACTTCTTTGCGTATTCTTCGGAAGATAATTCCGCATCTTGTTTTAGTTCATCATATCTTTGTTTTAACTTTGCCCTCTCTTTAAGAGGAAGATTCATTTGAGCTTTGCGTTCTTGTTCTCTCAAATCCCAAGCTTGCTGCTTTGTTAACTTAATCTTCTGATGGGAACCTCCATGTCTTCTTGTTTCCCAGGCCTTCTTGGCCCCCTCTGAAGATTTTTGAAGATCGATTACATGAAAAAGTAGAGTCATTTTTGAGATTTCCATCCTCAATTTGAGAATTTATTCTGCTTTTGGCTTCAAAATGAAGAATCACTTCCGGAATTCCGGAACTTTTCTGCTTTTTTGGCTTCATTTTGAACATTTAGGTGAACAACATTTTATAATCAACCGAAAACATTATGGTATTTTCCAGACCCCTGGGTAAAATCTTACATTTTATTTTCTAAAGATTCTAAGAATTGCCCTGCCTCTTTTAATCCCTCATCATAGCATTTCAGCATGGCTTCACGGATCGGTTTGATAAGCACTTGATATTCATCTTGGAAGTTTGTCATGGCTTTAGCCAGGATTTCTTTAACCTGCTGCGAACCAAGTTTCACTCCTGGGTCAAGACCTTCGAGTTCCTTAAACTCTTTCGTACACGCCTTCAGAGCTTTCTGGTACGCAACATTTATCGCTTTAATTAGTTTCTCTTCATGTTCGGTAAGAACTTTGTCATTCTGTTCTATTAATTCTTTAACGTCGTTCATTTCTTCAGCTCCTCGAGAACTTAAATTATTGAAAACATTATGGTAAATTTTCCCCTGGAAGTTACTTCCATTTAACTTGGTTTCCCAATCTCCTTCAGAACTTCTGCTTCGGTCATCTTTGTAGCTTTAAGAAAATCGATCTTTTCCTCAAAGGCAAAGACTAAAGTATTCTGTCCGAAGATCATCTTCAACTGGGCATTCAAATTATCCAACTGGCTGTGATCCAAAGTAGTTCGGATATGAACTACTAAGACATCTGCATTTATATCTGTTAGTAGAACTGCTTCCCCAAGTCCAAGCATTTTGAGATTTCCACGTTCCTCTTGCTCAATCGGCTGGATGCGGTAGAATTCTTCAGTCATTAGATTTGTCCCTTCTCTTCCCTTCCGAAGTCAAGTTTATTTGGATGTTCCACATTTGGATTTCCAAAATCAATTCCTTCTTCGGCACCAAAATCAATACCTTCGTATCCGTGACCCTCTTCTCCAAAGTCCATTCCTTCTTTACCAGGCATCGCTCCGCCACCACCGCCCATTTGCTGAGCCATAGCTTTCTGTGTCATGAATGTGATATACGAAGGATTCATGATCAAGTCGCCACCTCTCTCCGGGCCAAGAGCTTCCAGGTCATCAAGAGCTCTAACTTCATCTATGGTCTTGTAGTTCGTGATCTCCTTTATTCTTAACTCTAACATTTGCTCTTCGGTCTTGGCATCCAATCCTGTAAACCTCATTTCATATCTTGGGTCTATTCTAAAAATCAAGTCCTTGTTAATACAAGATTGAATAAACTTTAAGAAAGGTCTTAAGCCACGATCTCGGCTCATCTTCAATTTTGTTTCTGAATGACTTTCAAACAGTGGGCCTTCCTGAGACTGGGCTCCGCCTCTTAGTTCAAAATTAATCTCAGATGGATCAATAAGATAAACTGCACAAATCAGTTTGATCAAATAATCAATCCAGTTACTATATTCCATCTGTCTGTTAGACATCTGAAGATTTGTATACTGAAGTTTAGCCGGGGCCGCAATAACAGGGGTTCTCCAAGCATTAAAGACTCCCATAACTTGAGCATGCCATTGTCTTCTAAAAGCAAGTAATTGATTCTCTGGAACGTTACCTTCAAAATGTATAATCCCTTTAGGAGCACTACCTTGACTAAAGAATCTTCGGTTGTACTCTTCTGCCCATAGATGAGCCGTTACCGTATTGACCAGAATCTCCAGCTCGGCAGTCCCATACCCATTTTGCTTGATGTTTGTTCTTGGGTTCCGAATACCAAAAGACATCTCATCTTCCGTATAAGTGTTTACAACCTTTCCACTTATAACTTGAACATATCTTGTGTCCTTTGATCTTTGAGGTTCCGGGCCAATGTCTTGAAGAGTAAAGTCCCTAACATCCTTCATGTATTTAGGAGTTGTCGCAAGACGTATAGTTGATGCATCAACCGCATAGAAAGCAACAGGCTTTCCTCCACGACCATCTACTATTTCAAAACAGCTTTGGTCAAAGGTCAATGAATCCCTTCCTAACTTTCTTAAGAAAGAATCAAAGTCATCTCGTTCCTCAGGAGCCAAAGAAGTAACACCGGTATTCTCAAGCATGCTCTCGATCTCTTTCATCCTTCGCTCGTCTTCAATCGTGGGCTCTGCTTCGTCATCTCTCATCTCTACCGAGTAACCAATATCGTACTTAGTCTTCGGAGGAGACGAGAAAGCAGCAATCTGGTTAACTCTTGTATTGATGACTGCAGCTATGATCGGGTTTCTTTCAGACATAGTCCTAAGTGTATCATAAGTTATCATCATAGGACGTTCTTTGTATCCCATCGACTCGAGCAACTGGAAAGGATCATGCAAAAGAGTTTTTGGCTGAGCATCATTCGACTTGCTTAAGTCATCAAGCCAAACTTGATGAATCTCTTTGGCCTTCTCAAGTGCTCTTGACTCTGATACTCCAATCATACGTTCTTCTACTTTTGCAACTTCGGCTGCAAGTCTTGTCTTAAAAAATCTGTCCAATAAGCCCATCGTTTTTCTCCTAAACCCTCAATCCGTATCGGATTATGGAACTTTTCAAAAGATGTCGTATAGACATGGTTTTACGTCTTATACATGCATCATTATATCAACCCCGGGAAGAAACCTGAGAAATCTTCCTGCCACATTCAGGGCATCTATGATCCCTTCTTAGACCTTTCGGTGTATAAACAAGTTCAAACTTGTCTTTATCAACTTCCCAGCCACACTTACAATAGAACGTAACGCCAGGAATCACAAAATTCAACTCTTCACAATCAGAACATGAATTCTGATGGCTATGATGCGGAAAATAAATCTTGCTACAAACCTGGCAGTGTTCTCCATCCCCAAAATAATCATAAATCACAGTCATAGTTAGACAACTCCTACAAAGCTAACTTTGTTGGCATCTACCCAGATAAGTTCTCCGGTCTCTTGATCTCCAACAAGAAACCAAGTCCAAAAGAGTCCATCCTTATCCCTGAACTTGTGAACATCTAAGATAGAATAAGGAAAATCTGGTTTCATAAATTTGACGGCTGATCTTTCTCCCCTCGTCACATTGTCAGGGATCATCTTAACTTTAACAACGAATCCTCTAACCATATTCACCTTTAGTTAAGTTGAAATCTATTAACGGTTCGTTTAACACAGTCCTCAAATAACTTCTGTGCTTGCGATTGTGAAACACAGATATTGCTTTTTACTTCTTTGCCTTCACGAACAACAACAGAGAAGTTGCCAAATATACTTGTGAAAAGACATATCTCGATGTCTTTCTCAGGAACAACAAACGCATTCAGTAATTCCACCTGCAGTTGATTAGAGAACATTTATTTCCCTCTCGCAAACTCAGCCCTTGCAGCTTTAGTATCTGTAAGATTGAGATACCTATCAAGGTCTTTCTCTGTCATACCAGCTGCTTTAACTTTTTTAACAAGAGCACCTCTACCTCCATGATGCTTCTTAAAGATACTATCAAGTTTGCTCCATTTAGCAGACTTGCCAGCTTTTTTATGAGAAGAACCACCTCTTCTTGTTAACCATGCCTTCTTGGCTCCTTCGGATGTCTTAGCCAATTCATCAAACTCATCATCTATAGTCGTAAGATTTGAAAGCGACCTTCCAAGTTCTACAGCTGGTTCGCCAGCCGTCTTCGCAACTTCAGGCCCGCTACTACCCTTTATAGGAAGTGGTTTTCCTTCGCCATCAAAGAATCCAGTTACGATAGACGAAACATATGCTTGGTTAAATCCAACTGCACGACAAGCTGCCAAAATCTCCGAGTTGTAAGTCCAATCGTCAACAATGTTCTCGTAGACCTTTTGGGCTACATTATCTATTGTAGGCGGGGAATCTTTGTCCGGATAGCGAAGTTCATCTTTGACCCTACGTGATATTCTGACTCTTAGCCATTGTAAGGCTTCATCTTTTGTTAACTTAGGTTTCTTGTCACTCTTTTTGATCTCGTCCAGAGTTCTTACTATTCCCTTTATCGCCATTTGTCTCCTCCTTCGGCTAAAATACATAGCCAAGACTTTGTTTCCAATCTTTAAATTGTTTATCCCAAACAATAATACATTCAAAACCGTATTTCTCGAAATGAGAAACTCTTTCTTTCTCTTCTTCTTTCTTGTGCCAATAAGAACCAAACAATTCTATAACTCTGCGTTCTACCTTATGAATGAAATCAGGATTTTTACCTGCAATCCATACTGAACCATCGCCCACATATCTCCATTCGTTCGGAGCCTCTTCTCCCAAAAAGATCATGAAACTTTTTTCAAGTTTATTAGGTTTTAGCCCACACTTTTGTGCCCAATTTTTAGCATAGTTTTCATCTTGCCAAAGTCTTTTAGTGGATTCAATATTTTTACCCTTCATAACTTGCTTCATTAATTTACTATGCTGAGGCTTAGATTTACCCCGGGACATAGCTGCAAGACGTTCTATATGCTTTGCCAGACGACCATCTTTTCGCCGTTCTTCCAAATATCCACTAAGAAGATTTGCTGTTTTCTTCTTTAGATTCTCTTCCATTTTTTTCTTTCTCTGATTTCGCTTTCTTCTCTTCCATAAACTTGTGGCGATGGAATGACCAATGGTTATCTATCCTATCTTCTAAACCATTGACCGTATCAATAAGTTCATTGATCCGATCAATCACAACATCAATGTAAGCTCCGTCTTCATACTTTAACTTTTCCATTGGTTAACTCCTTGTTCATTATTTATGAACACGTTGATTTTCTGAACACACCCATTTAAGGGTGAAAACAACTTGCACACCCTTAGGCCTCAGGGGCTTCTTGCTCCTCTCTTCTTTCTCTTGCCCGCTCCCTAAATCTTTCAAGGTGAGGAGTCCAACTTCCTTCTTTGCGTCTTCGTTTTCTTCCAGCAGCAGATTCTTCTTCACCAAGTTCATGCCTTGCGAGTCTAAACCCTCCACTCCTTCGAGATTTCTCTAAGATAACATAATATTCGCCTGGTACTTTTCCTCTTCTCATTTCGTTCTCCTATTAACACATCTCTTGTTGGATATAGTCAAATCATTAAATAAAATAAGTCCATTCCAACAAGGAGGTTGATTAACACAACCTTTGCAATGATCGCTCATTATAACAACCAATCTTGCCCCAATTTTTAGTCTCATCTCATGATTATAGATGAGTAATTGTTTTAAGAAGTGTGCTTCGTTCTCGTCTATCTCTTTCACTTTACATTCTCCTTTGTTATCATTGTTTCAAAACCACACCAGGGGCATACCCAAATACATCCACCTGCTCGTTCGGCAAAAATTTCATCTATGATCCAAGTATCTTTAAAAACATTATCCAATTTGCATTTTGGACACATTACGATCCAATATGATACTACTCCCACGTCTTTTAAAACTTTTGCAAGCTTCATATAGTATATAACAGAATTAACTACTTCTTTTCTGAAGGATTCTGTTTCCCAAACTCTTCAACCAACGATTCCAAGTCCTCACGTTTAATTCCCAATTTAAGAAGTTTATTGAGATTCTCAACCGCAACTTCATAAATCTTTTTCGCCTTGGCACGGTCTTGAGTTTTAAGACCCAGAGCTCCAACAAAGTCTTCAAAAGTTTTAGTCGCATCATTTGCATCTTGCAGAATTGAATTGAAGGCCTCTTTCACATCAGGTTCGTCAAGAGTTTGTTTCTTGGCCTCAAAATTTGCATTTGAATCATAGTAATCAAAATCTTCCTTCCCTTTCTCTGTTTGAACGGTTATAACGAAATGATTATGGGGTTTCCCATCCTCATCATTAGGGAAGTTATCTACCTTATCTTTGAATGAGGCGGTTAAAGAAAGCTTCATATCTTTAAGAACTAAGTTCGCTGTCGTCTGTCCCTCTTTAGGAGTCCCAAGTTCTTTACCTTCTTCGCCCTTCTTGTCTCCCTCTTTCTCCTGAGATTTATCTTTATCCTTATCGGCTTCACCTTCTTTTGTTTCTGCAGGTGACTTGAGTTCGCCTTCTTTTTCCTTACCATCAAGTTCGCCTTTAGCATTGGCTTCTTCCGGGGTTACTACATCCTCATGGAGAACCTGATATCTTATATCATTTTCTCCTTTGGCTGTGACTCCATCTTTCCCAATAGCTATGACTTCGGCTTCTTTTTCATCAATGACAATGGTATCACCGATCTGGACTTTACTTATAATGACATTGGCCTGAGGCCCAGCAGGCCCGCCAGGAGGGGCTTCTTGGAAGTCTTCAGGTTTCTCATCACCTTCTTCGCCCTCTTCAGGTTTTTCAAAAGGAGACTCCTTACCTTCCTCACCCTCATCTTCGTCACCCTCTTTAGGCTCACCCTCTTCGTCCTCGTCGCCTTCTATCTCATCGATCTTATCGAGAGCTTCTTTCTTCTCGGGGTCTTCGTCGCCTTTGTCCGCATCTTCACCGGGCTTAGGTTTCTTTCCCTCTTCGTCTTTCTTCTTAAAAGGGAATCCCTTTTTCTTTTTCTTTTTTCCAGATTCCTCTTCGTCTTCGGATGTGTCCTTTTCTTCTTCGTCCGCTTCTTTAGGCTTGAACTTGCTAAAGGTTAACTTTTTCTTTTTGTCCTTTTCTTCTTTGTCTGCCATTCTATCCTCCTGTTATTCAATTCCGTTTAGAAAAATTTCAAAAGTTCCGCCCTTCCACTTTCCGGAAGTCATTTCGATAATAGCCGATGGTCTTCCTTTGTGATCAGGAACGCCAGGCTCTTTAACTACAAAATCCCCTCTATAATGTGCTTTTATCTTGCCCTTATCCTCTTCGATCTGAGCAAGTAGTTCTTTGTTGATTTTACCATCAATCTGAAAAGGTTGCTTTTCTTTGGACTTCTCCATCAATGCTTCATCCAATGTTATTATTTCCATGTCATCCTCCTCATCTTTTTCTAAGTCGGCTTCACCGACCATTGGACTTACAACAACTAATCTGTTTCCTCTCTTATATTCTTCAAAGACTTCCGGGGCTAATTTAAGCATAATAGCCTTCCTAAGTCCCGGAGTTGCAATCTTCTTCAAGAGTTCTAAGCCCTTCTCTTTGATAGCACACAATTTCTTTAAATGATCAACAATGCTTTCAGCCTTTGTAAGTGATTCTCTTTCAAATTTCTCTTGAGCATAAGTCTGCCCAAGCTTTTTCTGAATAGCTGTCATCTCTGCCTTAGCCTGGTCGTTCAATTTACTAAAGGCCTCTGTATAGAGTTCTTTATAAGGAGTTCTTGTCAAAGTAAATTGAAGAAATTCATATTTGAATCCATCGTCTTCGAACTTAGCTCGGAACTTATTCTCCTTTGTTTCCAAGTTCTGCATCTTAGCCAAGTAAGGCCTTATGACTTTCATCTGATCTTCGAGCTCAGCCTTCTTGCCTTCAATCTGACCTTGAAGATCTCTGTATTCATTCTGTGTTGTGAAATACTCTCTAAGGTTGTTTCTAAATTTAGAATAATCCTTTTTAGAAGCCTCTGGGATTTCATGTTTTACTTCTTCTCTTGGTTTCAGAACTTGGCCTTTTGCCGGAAGTTCTGTTTTATGCGATCCGCCGAACTTCCGTGTTTCCCAAGCTTTCTTTGCTGCCTCAGATGCTGTTGTTATTTGCATTGCTCTTCTGGCTTTAAGTAATTCGTCTACTGAAAAGACTCTAAGCTCCATTTTGTATTTCCCTCCAATGTTTTATCTCCATAGCTACTCCTTTATTCTGTAGGTTCTCCCATCATTTCCAACATATCGTCCTCAAGCTTGGCATAATCAATCTCAGTACCTTCAAGCCTTGCCTTGAGTTCTTTATAACGCTCCTTGGCTGCCTTAATATTTTTGTCGTTTCTTAATTTGTCTAAGGCTTTCATAACATCCTTTTTATATCCTGTGAAGACTATATCAGGTTTGCCCTTTTCCCAATTAGGCTCTCGATGAAATTCTGGTGATCCTAACTCCTTATAATACTTCACAAGTTTTCCATCAAAACAATATCCCCATGTTCCACCATTCTCATGCGCTATTTTATGAGCAAGCTTGCCGTTTCCTTTTTTAAGACTAAAAAGATTAGCAATTTCTCCATCCGGCTTTACAAGTACGCCTGCAGTATTGTGAGCTACAAGAAAAACTTTAAACTTTCCTTTCTTTATTTCATCGAATGTATAAGGAGTAACGTAAGGCTTAAATTTATCCGGTAGCTTATCACGTTGCTTAATAAAAGTTCTAATGTTACGATCCTCTAATCTCTCTTCTCCCCTCCTAAAAAACTCTTTAACCTTTTGAAACTTTCCTCGGGAAACACGAGTAAATGACTCTACTAAGCTTTTGACAATTCCTGTCTTAAGATACTTGGCTCCCCACGAATTGACAATCGACCAGTAGGCAGGATCGTCTTCAAGTTCTGTAAAGAACGATCTTGAAATATCCTGCTCCACATAAGCATTGACAGCCCTGGCAAATATTTCCTGAGGAGTAAAGAGATACATCCTAATGGAATCCCCAAATTCTTTTGGGTCTGGTTGAGTTGCAGCCCATCGATCACTAAACTCTTTAAACTCATAAAGATTCTTTTTATAGAAATCAACAACTTTAGAAACAAGGTCAAAGATAGGTTCAGTCTTTGCAACCTTCTCTACTTTGCTCTTCCAGGATATAACATCTGCCTTATCCCAAGACTTCGGAAAAACCGATGGAAAGTCAGGAATATTGGCATCAAACATCCAATGACCATACTCATGCGCCAAGCTTTCGGTATTATCTTTTCCATAAACCTGTATAATATGTTTACCGGTAAAGTATTCAGCATTCTCTACGCCTTCTATCTCCGGCCCAACAGTTATCTTTAATTCTCCTTTGCCATCAACAACTAAAGCTTTGCTAAGATGATCAAAAGCCTTATCTATTTTCTTTGTAACGTCTGGGCTAAATCCAAGCTCTGATCCGAATCCTCCAAGATTGTATTTGTCTATAAAAATTCTTCGCCATTCAGTTTTAGGATTTGGATTAACCCATCTGACTCCTTGGTAGGGATGACCGCTCATCATTATAGTAACTTTCTTTGCAACTAACCCCGGGAGTCCCTTTTTTAATCTCCATTTCTCCTCTGCTTCATTCAGATCAATGATATGCTTTGTTACCCCACCACCTGCATATCCTGTAATTCTTATTTGTCTTCCAGCCGAATCAACAGTAAAGTCCCATCCTCTTTTATCAAGCATTGAGGATACTGTGTTTGCTAAAACTTTAAAATCTTTGTCTCTAACTTCCTTAGAAGTTATATCCCTGGCAACAAGATCAGGAACTTTCGTGAGCCCAGCAATTTCTTGATGAGTTTCATGTTTTATAACTTTTGGATATCTATAAACTAAAATCAACTGTTCAGAGTCTGGATCAACATATATGTCGTATCCTGGTTTATGAGTTATTACTCCATGCTCCCCTGCACCAACTTCTCTTGAAAACTTTGGAAACTTTTTTGATAACTCCTCTTCAAGATGAATTCTATTTAATTTCAGCTCTGTCTTTATTGCTTTAGACTCACTAAGAAGACTTTCAAGTTCGTGAACTTGACGAACTAAAGAGACGGCATGTTCGCTTCCAGCTTCCGGGGACTTGATCTTTTTTAATTCTCTCTTAGCTTGATCTAACTTATCTTCTGCGGCCTCAACGGTCTCTTGAATCCTAACTGCCTCATCATATATTTTCTTTTCGTAAGAAGTCTTAGGTTCTGGAACCGGTTCCCGGGGAACTTTTATAGTTGGCTTGCGGGTTCCTTTAGGCCCTTTAACTCCCTCTGGATATCTCCAATAGCCAACTGTAACCTGCTTTCCACGAAGATTAATAACTGTTGGCACCAAGATCATGCCTTCATGAGATGACTTTGATTTTCCTAAATCAATAACATTAAAAAGCATTAGCTTGTCCTTATTACCCTTCTGACCATAGGAGCTTCAAAGTATCCCATCATTTTCATATTTTTAAATGTCGCAGGGTATAAGGTTTCAACGTCATGCTCTTTATGAGTTTTCAAATGGTCACGAAATAGGTCATTAGAAGTGCCTATATCGCTAATCCATACCACATTTTCACCGCAAATCGAACATTTTATTTCAAGAGTGCTCATACTTATCTTATAACTCTCCGTGGTCTTGGCTTTTCTTCTTTTGGCTTTTCAACTTCTTTTGGTCGTTGATCTTTATCTCCACTAAGAATCTTTTCAATCATCTTCTCTATGGCTTCTGTTTCTCGAGCATCTCTTCCCGGTTCGTGGCCTGGTCGAAATGGAGATGGTCTTGACGGAAGAACATCTCTTGGAGAAGGAGCGGGTTTTGATAAATTATCTAATGCTTCAAAAGCTTTTCTTAGCCGTTCATCAATCTCCTCTTGTGTCGGTTTAGAAGGAGGCTTAAATTTATTATATCTGTCTGTCACTCTCTTGTAATCAGTCCACTCTTTTACATTTAAACTGTCAAGCCATTGGTCCTTGGATAAGATTTCATCGCTCATGTTTTCCTCCCTGTACCTTTTGGTACACTTTTCTGTGTAAACAATTAAAAACATTATTGTTTATAAATAGGCGGAAATTGTCATTCAATTTTCGCCCAATCTGCATCCGCAACTAACTTTAAAAGTTTGAGCTTTGCTTTGAATATTCCTTCATCGGTCTTGCCCAATTTTCTAAGATGTTTTTCATAAAGCTTTAGATACTCTGTTTTAAGATCGGACGCTAAAGCCATTTGTTCAAGGCATAAGTGACCTAACATAACATCAAGGTTTCTTCTTGATACCATATAGAGCACGTTCCACCCATTTGTCCGTCATCTTAATTCCGTACTGAGCTCGAAACATAAAAGATATGTCGCTAACCCCTATCTTATCCGGAGCAGCCACTTTCAATAGTTGACTTGAGGCTGTCATCCAGTCTCTTAGTTTTATTTTTATTTCGCTTTTAGTTTGCATTTTTCAATCATCTCTTCATATGACTCTTCCCAAGAACAGAATATCTCATCCGATGTCTTCACAAGAATCTTTCCAGAGATATCACAATCACCTGGAAATTGCCTTAGCCATTCTTCCAAGTTTTTAATTTTCATTTTCAGCCCTCTTTCTGTCTAATTCTTTTTTATACTCTGCTACTGAATTAAAACGGCAAGGCTTACATTGATAATGTTTCTTATCATAGCCCCCTTCTTTATGACATATGAAACCAGGAGTTGGTTTAGTACATTGTGCTTCCATACTATCCCCTCTTCTTTTTCTTACGACTTGGGATCCACTTCTTCTTTATTATCAACCCCGGGATTCCATCGCATCTTGCTTGAAATTGCCGATCAGCCAAAGTCATTATCGGTTCTGAAGCTCCTAAAGCCAATTGCTTGAAGAGATCAACAGACCTGGTTAAAGCAGACGCTAAAGATAAAGCATCTTCTTTACACAAATATCCACCTTTCATCTTCAAACCAATTCCGTCCTTTGTGACTTCCAATGTCCATTTTGTTAGTTGTTCAGTTTCCATTGTTTGCAACTCTCTTTCTTCAATCTGAATTTGCCTTTCACTTACATTAAACACATTGATCTCTCTTTACTTTTAGCACCCATTTGATTTAAAAACATATTTGGAAAAAAGTTTAGACAATTCTCTTCCGAACAAAAGGAGGAGAACACTTATAACAATAGCTAAAACTTCTTCAGTCATTATGTATTTCAATAGTTTGTATTCGCATGTGACTAACACCAAAGTTGCAAAATTAATGACTCTTCGTAAAAGTATAACACCATTGGCTGCAAGATAAAATTTCCATCCCAAAGACCAATGCTCTGTGTGCCCAACAACTTTAAAAAGTCGCAAGCCATAATAAACAACAAGCGATTGAGCAACAATAGATCCTAATCCAAGTATTATGTTTATCCAAAATAACACGATCTTACTCCTTTTCAATTAAAATCTTTCCAGCGCCTCTTACTGATAACGTCTGCCCTTCAATTACAACTATTTTGGGCTTTTCGATTTCAGCATTTTTGAGTTCTATGACAATAAGTTTTTCACCCTCTACAAGTTTAATCTCTCGCAGTCGGACTACATCTTCACGTTTAGTAACTGTATCTTCTCTGTTCTTAGCAACCTCTTCCCTCTTTCCAACATTATTTTCACGACCTGTAATCAACCCAACTAAACTACCAAAAAAGAATTTCCACCATCTAACCAAGAGGATAAGAAAAAGTAAATACAAACAGGTTAGAATAGGATTTGAAATATACCGATCGTACCAAATGATTGCTTCCTTAAAACCTCCATCTACTCCTAAAGTCCATAGTAATATAGCTACTCGTCTTAGTAGACAAATTGACATAGCTGCAAAGAAGACTTTGAAAGCAAACGCCCAAGGCTTTCCATACTTTGCAGCGAATCTAATCATTCTCCTAACCAGAAACAAAACACCAATTTGACCAAAGAATGCAAATATAGATAGCCAAAATTCTATCTCTTTTAAAAAATCCATAGCATCTCCTAACATTTTTTGCCATTCTCGTAAAGAACAGTATCTACTCTTGCCATCATCAAAGCATATGCAAGAGTTTTTGAAAGTGCTACTGGGTCCGATTTCTTTGTTGAAAATTCTTGCATCTCTGCCTGTAATATATCTTTCAACTCACAAAGCTCTTCATCCGTTAAACTTGGAAATCTGTCTACCAAGTCATCCTTCCTTAAATGGATAGGCTGCTTAATAATAGATTTGATGGAGGGCTCTATCGCTAACCAAAAGATAGCCATCTTTGCAGCCATGTCTGGGATATCTACGCTTCCCAATCTTGTTTCTATGGCCGTACTTCTTGTCTCTATGCCAACTAATCTATGAAAGATATCTTCGAAGTTTATGAGCTTGAATTTTCCTACAAACTCGCTTATCTCTTTAAAGTCTACGTTCTTTAATTGACCTAAAATTTCTCCGAGTTCTTTCTTTATTTCTGAGAAAGGCCAAAAATAAGTATAGATCAAACCGATAAACGCTATACAAGCTGCAATTAACGGAATCAAGACTTCAATCTTCATCATACATCCTCCTGATTATTCAAGCCACTTAGCCACGGCCTTCAATCCCTCTTCGGCAGTTTTGAAACGTTCGTGTTTTATAGATTCATGACTTGGCTTACCAGAATCATGATCTACTTTCCACTTCTTGTTGACCCTATCCCATACAACCCAAACTCTTCCTCTCGGAGTGTTTGCTGTATAGAAATAACCTTTTCCTCCCGGGGCTACAGAAAGAGTTTTATCCCATTTGATAGCTGATTTCTTTGCCGGGCTTCCACCTGCATCAACCCATTGCTTTGCTGCTTCCCACATATATCTTGAATTGCGTTTGTCGTGTTCAGCATCTCTTACGACTTGAGTTCTACCGATGAAATCTTTATACTTCGTGCCCTTCTGGGATTCATGATAAGATTCCCATGTGGGGTATTTTGCTATAATTCTTTTAGCTCTCGCCAGCGACTCAGCTTCAGATTTCTTCTCAGATTGTTTCTTTGTAGGCTTTTGTTTGCCAAGACCTCTTCGCCTGGTCTCCCACGCTTTCTTTGCTGACTCACTCGATTTCTCTAAGATGACGTAATACACTCTATTCCTCTATATTCTGTATGGAAGATATATGAATATCAGCAGCCAAAGAAAAATTATTGCTCCGCCCATAAAGTAGTTCATTAGTCATCCTCCTCTTCCTCTAAAGATTCATCGAGTAGTTCGTCATCGTCAAATTCAGTTGACGGCCAAAGTTTATCCAATAGTTCTCCAAATTCTTTATCGGTCATATAACCTTCTTTGTAGGTCGATCTTAATTCTTGAAAACAAATAAAAAACCTTCGCTTCCATCGTCTGACTCTGGAATTATAAAACCTTCTTTACCTTTGACTTCGGTAACATCCATTTTAGATTCATCTACATCTCTTGCAGAATCCATTTCCTCTGCCGGAAGAGTATAGCTATAAGCTCTCCACTTCTTGGGGGATACCCACATAATTTGCTGATCTCTTTTGATACCATACTTTTTAATCCAGCCTCTAACCTCAGATAAAGGATAGTTCCCTCTATCTTCAACTTCAGTTTCTATAAACTCCTTCATCGTCATAGCACCAGAAGTTGTATAGTAGCTTTTCTGCTCTCTGTGGGAACCTCCATACTTTCTTGTTAGCCATGCTTTCTTTGTGCCTTCAACTGATTTCTCTAAGATCACATTAAAAAGCAATGACTTCTTAATCGGGGCAGCTTCCATCATTACTTTTAATAAGCCTGCTCTCCACGCTCCATAGACAGCAGGGTCAATATAAGACTTCTTAGCCATTCCCTTCGTGTTCCAGAGCAAACCAGAAACTCTTTCCAATATCTGACCTTCTATTGATTTGAGTTCCTGCTCTGTCTTTGGGACTGGAAAATCTTTAGTTGCTTCAGCAAATGTTTTTGTTGCATGATAAGTTCTAAAATCTTTTGCAAGACACTTCCAATTATCTTTGAGCAAACCCGTAACCTTTTGATATTTAACATCCGGGAATATAGGATCACGCCCGGACTTACCTTTGGACAGATCGGCTAAAGCTTCTGCAATTCCAGTATCATTAACTGGGAACTCCCAATGAACCCCAGATTTACCAATGAAATCAAGGTGAACAACACTTCCAAAATTAGTTCCAACTCCTTTATACTCGGGCTCGATCTTGACATGCCTGGCCTCTAACTGGGTTGCTCCAAAGTGTCCTAACTTATAAACTTCCTTCCAATCCTCGGGCATTGGTTTAACAAGGTCTTTCTTCTCTTGCTTAAGAGTTTCTACTTTAGCTTTATCTTTTATCTTCCTGGCTTCGTTGATCTCATCGCTGATCTCATCCATTCTCTCGGATGGGCCGATAAGCCTTTGCCCATCTTTAATAAAAACGTAATAAACCGTGTTTCGATCATATGGTAGCCCATATGGTACTCTTGCTATATCTTTTGGCGCTTTAATAAGAGCTCTATTCTTTAAGTCTTCAACTTTCCTCACACCTTCATCAACATCTGCTTTGCTTCCTACCCGAATAGTATACAGGTCAATCAATGAAAGGATAGTACCCATCTGCTTGTCATATCCAGTTTTGCCCATTCCTTTCTTATAGAAGGCTCGTATCTCCCCAATATTCTTTTCGACATTCTTTGATCGTACAAATTTCTTCCTTGAGTTCTTCTCTGTTGTGGTATCAATGTATTGATAAACTGGTTTACCATTCTCGAGAACAACGATTGTATGAATCCCACCTACTTCATTTGGTTTTTTAAACTCTAAGACCCGCTTGATGTTTTGGACATTTGTTTTGGCATAGAATTGAGAACCTTTTGGAGACTTAGGCACTGCAGCCAATAAATCCTCTTTTGTCCATATGTCCACATCGTGAGTACGTCCTTCCAAGTAACGTGTCGTTGACGATTCTCTTTTCGCTTGTTGAAGATGTTCATGAATTCTCCTTTCAGTCTCCTCATGAGGAATGACCAGTTGCATCTTAAATGGTTTAGGTTTAGATTTAGACTTCTTTGTTTTCTTAACACTTGTTTTCTTTTTTATCTCATACTTCTGCTGGATGCTGTTATACTCTCTTATAGCCTCATCTGGTTTATCGACAAATCTGTTAATGTTGGCTTCGGATACCTCAATCTTTTTAGGAATGCCAAACTTTTCATTCCATGAATCCATGTCTTTGAGATATTTCTCACGATCCTCTGGACTCATCTCTAAAATAGCTTTAGAAGAAAGACCCTTAAGACTTGGCTTCTCTTCTCCTTTGTGACTTCCTCCGAACTTCCTTGTCAACCAAGCTTTCTTTGCCCCCTCCGAAGATTTCTCAAAGATAACAAAAAGAGATTTACTCATAACTCCGGTTTTAAGATATTTGTTTCCCCACCCTTTAATCTGACTTTGAAATAATTTAGTTGAAGCTACGTTCTTGGCTTTGTCCTCTTTTAAATCCTGTTCTCCTGTAAGATCAGCTTCGATAACATCCAAAGACCAAGTTGTTCCATGCATGTAAAGTTCCCCAGCTCTCGCAAAGAGTTCTGTAGGTTCTAATGCATAAACAGGGAGATCTACCAAATCTTGCATCTTTTTTAAGATACCAGGTTTCGTATAAAAGTTCCTATATATTTGAAGAAGTTCTGTAAACGCTTTTTTCTTCCCCCCATCTAAAGATTTATTATCTGCAACCTTTTTAATAAATGCATCAAATGAATCTTCTAAACCTTCAGGAGTTATCTTTTTAAATAATTTTCGACCGAACGCCCTTGCAAATTTATGATAATCCTCGTATGATCCTTTTGACTTTACCTTTTTAAACGATTCATAATCGGGTATTTCTTTTTGGTCAAGAATACTAAATCTTTTACTTCCAAACTTATCGTAATGATCTGGGCCTATTCTCATAGGATTTCCAAATCTGTATTTAAAAACAAAATGAAGATACTCATGTTCAACTTTCTCAAGATGTTTCGGATGTATCTCTATGGTATCATTTCCCTCATCGAAATCTCCGAACCAAGTCTTTTGAAGAGGGGCTTTAATACTGAAGGATAGTTTACCTCTCCCATCAATCTGTATTTTTTCATTTATCTTTTTTAAAGATTCGTGAAGCCTCTGAACATCATCTTTAGAACCGCCTTCAACATCACTGAGCGAAAACTCTTTCTTGAAAGATTCTCTAGACTTCTTGTCTTCTAATGCTGCGTGACTTCCGCCATATTTTCTTGTTAGCCATGCTTTCTTTGCTCCTTCAGATGACTTTGACATGAGCTCCTTCCAGCTTGCCTCTGATCTTTCCTTGCCTTTCCACCCTTTCTCTTGTTCCTTTGGGAGATAGCGGTTAAGCCATCTTATCTTATCTTCCATCCCATAAAGAGCACTTAAAGCATTACCAAACGATCCTTGAACATTAGGGTTCTTGGTTGCTCTTCCTAAATCCTCCTCGATACCTATGTTCGTTTTGTTCTTTCCAAAAGCATCGACCATCTTCGTATGATGAGTTTGAACGTCTGCTATGAACTTCTTTACGGTCTCGGGCGAACCAGAGAACTCTGGCCTCTCCCATGAGTCTGTTCTACTCCATTCTATAAGGTCTTTGTATTTGTTCTTTAGGTCTTCATGATCTTGCTTTATCTTAGTAAGGTCTTTGCGACTTCCGCCATATCTTCTTGTTTCCCATGCCTTCTTTGATCCTTCAGAGGATTTAACAAAGTAAACAGGAGTCCCATAAATTGTTTTCTTTACAGCTTGTATCTGTTCCATGCTATTTGCGGCCTGCCATCTCTTCCGCTCGATGATACCGTTTTTCATAACTTGCCAGAGTTTTCTTTTCCTTCTCTGTCATATCAAACCATTTGTCATAATGAGTATCTCCTCTTTCACGATTGATTGTCATTTCGTCTCTGAAAGGAATAGTCTTTCCTTTGTATGCAACAAACCAATCATTCTTATGCTGAAAGATGCTAATGCCAAGTCCATGCTCTGTTGAAGCTTGGTTAATTCTCTTCTTTGTGGAACTTGTCATCCATCCACCATCTCTTAAGGTTATCTCATTGGAATCAAAAGACACTACATCAGTTGTATGATATTTGATATGAGTTTTACCCCCTTCTTCCCTCTCCGTTGTGTGAACTTTCTTGGTATAATCTCCGTGTCTTCCAGGAGCCATGAAAGGTATTGATTGCTGAACCATAACTTTCTTACCATGGACGGTTGCCATGTGAGCCGGAATAACAACTTGTCCTTCGGCTTTCTTTAGTTTTGAGCCTGGTCTCCTAAAAGTTATACCTGTCACTTTTGGGGGTTTCCATTTTGGATGCTCTTTAATCCAGTCCGGATTTCTCTCTATCCATTTCTTCCAGCCTAACGATCTCTTATGAGGAAATGGATCTCCCTCTGGCGGGCCTCCTACATAACCACGTCCTTCTCCGAACTGGAATGCTTTCCCATGTTTTCTTTTCTTCCAAGCTTTCTTGGCAGACTCGGTTGATTTTTCAAACTCCTCATCTAAACTAATAACTTGAACTTTCATACTGACTCCCTTTTCAATCATGTCTTTTTTTGTCTTAGCCTCTTCCTTAACAGCAATCACATGCCGTACTTTCCAGGCTTTTGTGTTTTTAACTTTCTTACGCATTTTGTCTTTCATGCTGACGCCTCTTTCTTTTACTCTTTATCCTGCTCTGATAAGAGTTTATCTAATCTTCTGTTCCGCTCTTGCAGAGTTTCGAGCTCTTTTATCTGTTGGCCTAAAGAAGCTGTTATCTTTTCACCAAGATTAACAGGTGGACTAGGCTTATGTCTTCTTTTAAATTTGTCTTTAGCACCTTTAGTTCTTGATTTTATAAACTCGTCAATGGTTTGAATTACTGCTTTCATTTTCTCCTCAGAACCCAAGACTTCTTTCCAGCCTTAGTTTTATCCTGTTTAATAAACTTCATCCAATTACAGTAAGGACACAGAAGTTGATAATCCTCTTGATGAGCTAAAACTTTTTTATAATATGCTGCTCCTCTACCTTTATACTTTTTTCTATCTTCATAACCATCATTATTGATATGATCTATTTGCAAGCTTCGCACATCCAATTTTTCACTCGGAATCGGACAATTCCAAAGATTTGCACACCATGGGCCAAAGGCCTTTAAAACCTGGTCTCTTAAATCATCTCTCCGTTTTTTACATTTTTCAAGAACTCGAGTAGTGTGCTTTTTATAAAATCTCTTTGATTGATTACTTTTAAGTTCTTTGAACTCAGGGTCATCTTTTCTATCATTATAACGTTTATTAGAATAATCTTTTCCAAATTTTCCCAGACTATTATATTTTGTCATATTTATTCTTTCACATAAAATGTGGGTTGCTTTGGAACATAAGGTTCGCTTCGCCACTCGGTATCAATCAAAAGCTTATCATCTTTAGTTCGCCCTGACATATGGGCTAAAGCCTTGGCTCCGTCTTTAAACTTTAGGATGACAGCATGGCCTCCATGACTCGGTTCTATATCAAACTTTCCAAACTTTTCTTTGATTTCTGTCTTTGCTCTGTTTAAGTGATCCCACAAAGTCTTCTCTACTTTCTTTTCTTCTCTAACCTTTGTTAAAGCTGCCTGGGATGGTTTGCCTTCACCTGCAGCCAGGACTTCCTTGCCTGAAACAACTTCAGGGTAAACATACTTGTATCTGTATTTTCCTCCTCCGATTGGTTTCTTGCTAAAATATTTATGACCTACGGCCTTATAAAGATCACCGATGCTAATTACATCCTGAACTTTCATTATCCCTCCTAATTGTCTGGTCTCCTATTCCAATCTCTTGTTGTTCTCGCATGACTCGTAAACGTTGCTTGTCATGTTTGCTTCCTTGAAAACCAAAATATTCCATGACTGCCCAAAGTAGTTTCTCGTGTTCTTTAAGTTCATCTTGATCATCTTCTTCAATAACACTCAGGCCATCATTCCCTAAAAGTATATAACCATTTTTAGTTCTTTCTATCTGCAATAGCCATGCTTCACGAGCATTTTCATTATCCATTTCACCCTCCCTTAACAAAAATAACTTGAGTATAAGGACACTTGTAATAGTTCTTTTCTCCACCTACATATTCAACAAATCCACATTCCCAACATTGTTCATCGGTATCAAACTTTCCGTTCGGACAACGTTCAGGCATTTTCAAAAATATAAGAGGATTCATTGGCTAATCTTTCTTTTCAAACAAACATTCTGCTTGTTCTGTTTTAGGGTCAGACTTAAAGTATTCGCATTGCTCTGCAATACTTCCAAAACCAACAATCACGTAAGCGCAAATTTCCCTTCCACTTGGACAATCTAAATACTGCATGGCTGCAACCATCGGGTTTGATCTGCTCTCATCAACTTTAAATTTATTAGGATCGAGTTCCATCGCTATTATCCTTTTGCCACGGTGTTTTGTAAGTCTGAGATATGATATGTCTTTTCAATTCACCGATAGCTTTCTTCAATCTAACAGGGGGACCTAAATGTTCTTCAGCGACCGCTTCGTTATACACAGAAAGACATAAAGAAAAGATAGTATTCTCCAATGATGTTAAGCCTTCTATCATTACCAATTTCTCCAAATTACACCTATCACTAAAAGTCCTACCACTATGTAAGGAATCATAAACTCACCTCCTACCTTGATAAGAGATACGTGACTGCAATAACTATCAGCACCATAATGAGTGTAAACGGATTAAACCTCTGATACCTTTTCTGACTACGCCAGATTCGTAACATAATTTACCT